ATTTTGCAACTAGGATAAGTTATTCAAATGTTCTTAGAAAAGGAGTTTTTGATAACGGTAATAGAGTTTTTGAAGCTGGTAAATATATAGATTATTCTAGAGAATATGGTGCTATAGTTAAACTAATCGAATGAAGAGGAAGATTAATAGCAGTAATGGAGCATGGAGTACTTTTAATACCAGTAAACGAAAGGACTATAATGCCTAATGAAGCTGGTCAAAATGTTTCTATTAATACTTCTGTAATACTTCCACAAAATCCGATGATATTATCAAGTACTTTTGGATCTATTTGACCAGAGTCAATAGTAAAAACTTCTAGGTATATATACGGAATTGATACTGTTGCTAAGAAAATTTGAAGAACTGATGGAGAATCTTTTGACAATATATCTGATATAAAAATTCAAAAGTTTTTGAATGATAAAATATTAATAAAAGAGATTGAAAAAGATAGAACTGTTAATGTTAATTTTGTAAAAGCACATTATGATGCTGGCAAGTATGATATTATATTTACATTCAAATACGGTGAAGTATCATGAAGTTTATGTTGAAATGAGCTTACAAGTAAATGAGTAACGCAATATACATGATTTCCTGAATTTTCAGAAAATATTAACAATATTTTTTGTACTTTTGCAAATCAAGAAAAACATTCTTCAAGTTCTGGTAAATTATACCACCACAGAGTTTTAGAGGGATTTGGGCAGAACGAAGATGAACCATTATTACCTTCATATTGATATGATACTCAATATCCTTTTGAACTTGAATTTGTAGTTGGTGCAATTCCTGGAGTCCAAAAAATCTTTAACAATTTAAAAATAATATCTAACTTAGCAGAACCTTATTCATTTTATTATGAGGTATCTGGAGATAGTTATGATTTTAGTAAGGATAAAAAGATTATTCGTCTTTTAAATGATTTAACTGTATCAGTAATAGATGGAGTTACAATGCCAGATCATGCCGACGCTCCAAGAAGTGAGGCTCTTATTAGAGCTAGGTATAAAGAATATTTAAAAGAAAAGCCGGAAGTTAAAAAACTTCCTTGAATTTATATACAATCATTTGATATTAATGATCCTGATTCTTTCTTTAGAGATAGAGGGGATTTAGTAATACCATTTAATATGTCTATTTTAAAAGATATTAATTTAAGACAAAGTAATAAAAGTAGTGAAACTTTTTTAACTACTTATCAAAGAGGATCAGACATTAAGAAATATGGAAGATTAAAAGGTAATATGCAGTATTTAGAAGATTCTTGGAATATTCAAATCCAACCTCTTAGTTTAAAATATGGATACATTATTACTAATAATTCAGGAAGAACAAGTGAACCACCTGATCCAATAGAAGATCCTTTTAGATTTACTGATTTTAAAGATATGGATATCAGAGATAAGTATATAAAAATTAGGGTAAAATATAAAGGAGATCAACTTGTGATAATAAATGCACTAAAAACGCTATATACAATAAGCTATGCATAAAATATTAAAATATCAAGAACCCTCGGGAACATTGGGAGCTATAGATTGGTTTAAAAAAGCGTTAAGTAGTTTCTCTGCAAACAGAGAGTTAAAAAAGAAAGAAAAAACTGCATTATTAGAAACTCCAGAAGGACAGAAAGAGGCTGGTATAAAAGCAAATAATATAAATACAGGCGCAAATCTTATATCAGCTGGGTTAGATGTACTTCCAGAATTAGCTGGGGGAACAAAAGCAGCTGTAGGTAATCCAGGTTTAGATGCAGGTTTATCATTAGCGGCAGATGCTGTTGGAGCACTTGGGCCTTGAGGACAATTTGCTAAAATTGGAATTAAAGGTTTTCAAGCTTTAAATAATTATGCTGGAAAAACAGCTGATAGTCTTGCTACAGCAGGAGCAACAGCTACTGGATATGATATTCAAACAAGTGATACAGCAGGTCTGAAATTTTCACTATTAAATAGTGGAAAAAAATTAAGAAATGCTAATAGACTTAATGCAAGTAAAGATGCATTTAATATGGCTGCAATACAAGCAACATATCAGAATAATCAAAACCAAATGGCAGCAGCCGGATCTTTATCTAATATAATGAGTAAGAATAATATGGCTTTATACAGTGGTATGAATTCTAACATCGTATCAGTTAAATCTGGAGGGGCTCTTAAATCTATTAAAATTATAAAAGCTAGAGTTGGCGCTAAAATTCAAAAGGCACAATCTGGAGAAGCTTTAGACTTGGGAAAAGTAGAAGATGTCATTACTCAGAATGTAATTCCAGAAGGAGCATTACATGCAAGATTAAATAATTATGAAGGAGAACTTGGAGAACAAGTTACTAATAAAGGAATCCCAGTAATTACTTATGAAAAGGGAGATAAAATATTACAACACGCAGAAATTGAACATTCTGAAATTATATTTAATAAAACTACTTCTGATAAATTGGAAGAATTATATAAAGAGTATAAAGATGCAGTAGATTCCAGAAAAAAGGAGTTAGAAATAGAATGTGGTAAATTACTTACTGTTGAAATATTAGAGAATACAAATGATAATGTAGGATTATTAAACAATATAGAATAATGACAATTCCTAAAAATATATCATTCCTACATCCAATGATTGAAAAATTTCAAATGGGTGGTGGGTTATTAAAAAAAGAAGATAAAAAAGAAACTTGTGCAAGTGCGGATAACGATTACGGCACAATGTTTCTTAAATTTTTATGAGTAAGAGATCAAGCTCATATATTTCATTGACAGGCAAAAATGAATTCACATCATGTAATTTTAGGAAGTTTTTACGAAGACTATTTAGAAGAACTTGATGAATTGGCTGAAACTATATTTGGTAAAACAGGCAAAACTTTTACAATAGGTTCTGGAACTATGAATTTTAAAGATTATAGTGAAGAAAATTTAAAAATGTATTTGCAAAAAGTACCAATGATATTTGGTGAATATATTACAAAACAATTTCCAAATATTCCTGAAAATGCAGGGATATATCATGTAATAGGAGATATACTTGAAGTAATTAATAAAATGAGATATTTGATGTCTCAAAAGTAGTTATGAGGTATATTCCTAAATATCAAAGAGGTGAGAAAATTCCCACATTAAGAGAATTTAATTCTACTCAAGACGGAACATATGTACAGTCAGCTTTAAATCCTATTGAAACACAGGAAGTTGCTAGGCAAGCTAATGATTTAAGGATTAAAGAAAAAGCTCAGTCTTTAACTGATTATTATAACCAACCTAATATGATAGGTGGTATGAAGCGTAAGCCTACTACAGCGGATATAACTACACAAGCTACAAATTCCGTAGCTTATAATGAACAGCTTAAAAATAATCCTGTAGGAACTCTTGGACCTGATTTAGCAATGTCTCTTATACCAGAAGTTTTAATGCTTAAAACGCCACAGCAATTTATATCTAAAGTTATTTCTAGAGTTAAAACACCGCAATTTATATCTAAAAGTATTTCTAAACTTAATCCTTTTAAAAATAATAATGCTTTACCAATGTTAAATATTGATAAGAATGCATATTATAGAGTAATAGGAAATAATGAGGGATATTTAGATGCTATAACTAGTAAAGTAATTAGACCTAATCAAACTGGAATATTTAAAGGAAGGCAAACATATTATACTAAAGGTGCTATAAATGATATTAATAATCCTGTTGTTAAAGGTGGGGCAAAAAAAGGAACTGTATATGCTGGAGATTATGTTGTAGAAGTAAAGCCAAATGATATTCATTTTCCTAAACCTGCTGATAATTTAAATAAAGAATGAAATTTTGGATCTACTATGCCGGGAAATGAAATACCTATAGATTCAGAATTTGTAAAATTATATAAGCGTACTAAAAAAGGATATGTTAATGTAGATAAATCTCCTATCATTAGTGATAATATAAGTAAAAAAGGAATTAATGGAATTTTTGCTAATTTTGATCCCAGAAATTTAAAAACAGAATCTGGATTAGATTGAATGAAAAAATGACATTCACATCCTGATTTTGTAAAAAAGTATAATATTAATGGTAAGTATAGTGGCGATGCTATGCAACAGTATGTATTAGGAGAATTGGGTAAATATCAACCTAAGAATTATATAGATTTGTTAAAAGATAAAGGGTTAAAAACATATCTTCGACATTCTATTTCAAATTCTGGCGTATCGTGGGGAACTGCTGATAAAATATATTATAACAGAACTCCACATTTACCTTTTAATAAAAGAGGTTTAGAGTCTACTAAAACACATGAATTAACACATTTAATAGAAGGCAATGGGCATCATTTAGGCCCACTTGAAGAACAGAGTTTATTAAAACCATTTGGGGTAAAAGATAAAAATGCTATTCCAAAAAAAGGAACTTCTCAAAGAGAATTTTTAGGATATGACCCAGAATATTTTTTAGAGCCTACAGAAATTCATGCTAGAATGAATGAAGCAAGATTTGAACTAGGACTTTCTCCAAAAGATGAATTTACTACAGGAATGTTTAATAAAATAGCTAAAGATCATGATTGGTATGGAATGGGGAAGTATATAAAAAATAAAGAAGATTTTAAAACTTTAATGAATACCTTTTGGGCAACAACCCCTTTAATAGGAGTAGGAGCATTAGTTAATTCTAATAATCAAAAGCCTCAAATATCTAAATATCAAAAAGGAAAAGTTATTTATAAAAAAGAAAACTTACATATTATCCAAGAAACTCTTAACACTATAAAAGAATTATGAAAGAAATAAAAATAAGTATAGCTGGAAAAGAGTATTCTGTAAAATTAGCAGAAACTGATGAACAAAGAGAAATTGGTTTACAGAATGTTGACAGTTTAAAAGATAATGAAGGAATGTTATTTGTATTTTATGATGAAGATACTCAAAACTTCTGAATGAAGGACACTAAAATTCCTTTAGATATAATTTTTATAAAAGAAAATTTAAGAGTAGATTCAGTTCAAGAAGGTGTTCCAAATTCAGAAGATATTATTTCTGGAACAGGTTTATATGTTTTAGAATTGAATAAAGATTCTGGTGTAAAAGAAAGAGATATTTTGGAATTTAATCCTGATAAGAAAGTTAATAAAATGTTAGTACTAGATTCGGAAGGGAAGCCTCAGATGGAACTAGTAGGAGGAGAGAGAATCTTTTCTAGAGTACATACTAAGATACTTATAAAGTTTGCTAAAAGAGCAGCACTATTAGATGACGATAATAGCTACAAAGCGTTGGGTAAAAGAATGTTTAAATTTCTGGGTATTCAAGAGGATACAGAACCAGAGTACGTTGAGAGCAAATAAGATGAAGTGAAATATGATTATGCAAATATTAAAATTAATTAAACTTAAATTAAATCAATCCGATGAAAGTAAAAAAATTTCAAGAAGGCGGCGCAATGCCCCCACAAGGACAACCACAACAGGCTCCAGCAGAACAACAGGCTTCTCCAGAACAGCAACTACAAGCTATGGCTGCTGAAATTATCAAGTCTTTAGGGCCAGAAGCGGCAGCCATGCTAGCCCAGTTAATTATGGAAATGTTACAAGGCGCTCAACAAGCACAGCCTGCCGCACCTACTTATGCTAGAAGAGGCGGAAAATTAGTGATGTTAGGCCAATAATAGCCTACCTTAAAAGGGAAGCAGAAAATCTGACTTCCCTTTATTTTTATAATCATTAATTTAATAAAATAATGGCTCAAATAAAAAAATTACAAAACGGCAGTAAATTAACCAAAGAACAAAGGGCCGAAAAGAAATTGGAAAATTTTAATTTATCTAAAGAAGGAAAAGATTTAGTCATAGCTTCTTTAAATGAGTTTATGAAGTTAACTCCAGAACAATTTAAACAAACAGAATTAGTAGGTCCAGATTCTTATGAAGTAACTGCCGGAGGAGATTACGATTTTTCTGGAAGTTCTGATCCAGTAAAAAATAATTGGCTTACTGGTAGATCAAAAGTTAAAGATCCAAATGATGCAAATAATATTGCTGCAACTATATATAGTCAAGTATTAAAAGAGTTAGATTTAGAAACTCAAGCGGAAGCTGAATTAGCTAAAAAGAATAGAAATAGCTATGGAATTTCCAAATATGATTATAATTTAGAAGATGTTTTTGAAGATCAAGGAGTGGATGAGTGACTAAGTCAATACACTACTAATGAGGCAAGACAATCTGCTTTACTGCCTAAAATAAATGCTCATTTAGATAATTATATAACAAGGGCTGAATCAGATCCTAATAATACTTATACAGATGTTGATAAAGTAAAGACTATGAGGGATGCTATTACTGCTTCTGGTTGAAAAGGATTTACAGATAATGCAACTACTTTAGGTTGGAATGATTCTAAATACTTATTATCAGCAAGCCAATTACAAACTATAGCTGATAATAAAACAGCTAAAGATGCCGAAGCAAAAAAGAAAAGTGATGAAGAAGCTTTTAATGCAAGAGTTACTCAACTTAGTCAAACACTTGGTTTCCCAGAAGAAGTAGCAGCAGATTTAGTTAAAAGAAACTTACATATATTTACCCCTTCCTCTGGTAATTATTTAGAAGAAGATTTACAAAAATATCTTAACGATAAACAATGATACGGATTTAGGGGAAATGAAGGAGAGTTAGTATTTTATGATAGAAATTTTGATCCACAACAAATATTAGGGTCTGATATAGAAGAAGGTTCGGCTCTTTCTGGACATCAATGAACATATGATCAACTAAGAGGTAGGGCAGTTCATTCTGATTATACATACCCAATAGATGATTATCAAAGTATATTTAATATGATTCCAGTAGGACCATCAATTTCAGCATCAGCTCCTAGTGTTCCATGAAAAGGTTCTAATACTTATTTTCCAGGTAAAATGAATTCATCTTCTGATTTACAAAAAGAATTAGAAAAGTATGAGAAAGAAGTAGAAAATTTAATGAATAAAGATATTAATGGAAATTATATTGGATTACGTGAAGGCGGGAATAAAAATGCAGCTAATGATAGTCCAGCCGCAATATTAAAAAAGGCTTTAATAGATCATCATTATGATATACCATTAGCACAAAGAAAAAGAATTGTTGATTTACTAAGTCTTTATAATGAAGGATTAAGAGCCTTAAACATACAACCAGAAGCTGCAATTGATTACTCCGATCATTCTGATGCAAATGAATTTAGAATAATTGGTAATCAAATTACAAATGGTTTAAAAGGTTTCTGAGGTTCTGAAAATCCTAAATATAAAAAAGGAGGCATACTAAAATTTCAAGATGGAAGTATTTTTAAAGAATATAAGAAAAGAATAGAAGCAGAGAAAGCAGCTGCTCCTCCAAAAGAACGACAATTTACTACTCCTAAGGATATAAGAGGAACTTGGAAAGATATGGGAGCTGATGAAAAAGCTTGGAGAGCTACTTCTATTGCAGGAGCAGTAGGAAGTTTAGCTCCTGGAGTTGGTGCAATAGGAGCAGGTACTTCTCTTGTAGCTGACATAATGGCTGATGTTGTTAAGGATGGTTTTCAAGCAAGTGATGTTTTTAATTGGAATACGGCTTTTAACGCTGGGTTTGTAGGACTGTCTTTACTAGGTCTAGGGGCATTAAAACCCATTATGCAGGCAGGTAAACTTGGAAAAGCTGCGTCAACAGCTAAAAAGGGAACTGATTTAGCTGAAGTTTTACTTAAAAGTAATAAATTTAAAAGTTCTGAAAAAATTACAAAAGCTTTAGGATTAACTGATGAAGGATTTGAGGGAATAAAAGCACTTCAAAATTTTGCTAAGAAAAAAGGAATAAAAACTACTGAAGAACTAGTTGAAAGAGTAGGAAATATTTTAAAAAAAGGAGCTGATACTGGAAAGGATGCAAAATCACTTATTACTAAAGAGACTGCTACTAAACTAGAACAAGGGGTAAAAGCTTTGAATAAAATAGTTGAAACTGCAAATCCTGTTATGGGTAATTTAAAACTTGGAAAAGTTGCAGGAACTTTAACATCAGCAGGTAAAACTGGAGCAGTTGCAAGTGGTAATGGAGCAGTAACTTTAGGTAAATGGGCAGCAAAAGCTGCAATGGTTTCTCCTTTAGTAACTGATTTGCCAAAAACTTTATATACAGGAGTAACTGATGGTTGAGAATATACAAAACCTCAAGATATTAAAAATATAGCTATTGGGGCCGCCTCTACATCAAAGTTATTTTCTAGATATATGAATGCAAGATCTATAAAAGGCAAAGAAAAACATTTAGTAGAACAAGCTAATAAAGCTAAAGAAATTGCTAAAAAACCTATTATTAAAGAGCCTATTAAAAATAGAACTTCTTTAGAAAATACTATTGGTCCAAAAACTAAACAAAGTAAGGCTGATGAAATAAAATATTCAAAAGAAGTTTTGATAGAAGAAAATAGGAAAGCTAGAGTAAATAATATGATTAATAATGTTGATGATATGAAAGGTAGTTTAGCTAGAAAAAGAAGACAATCTTCTGCAATTTCTACAACTCCAAAAACTGAAGGTAAACAGCTGACACTATTTGAAAATACTCCAATACCAAAAGTTAGTAAAGTTGGAACTAATGAATCTAATTTAGCTAAAATTAAGGAAGCAATGCGAGAAAAGTTGAAAAATTCTAATAGAACATCTAATTCTCAAAATAATACAAAACGATTTATAAAAGATCCAGAAGGAAATTGAAGACAAGATAGTGATAATACTTTTACTTGATTTGCAAAAGCTGATACTAAAAAATTAGGCTGACAACAAGCTATAAACGAAATGAAACTAAAAAGATCTTCTGGCAAACCAATAAATAAAATTGCCAAAGGAGGATTAATTCCTAAATTTCAAAATCCAACGTCTTTAGGTATTGCTGCAGCATATATGACAAAAAATTATTTACAAGGTCTTAATAATACTAGAGAAGATTGATCTTGAATGTATAATAAACCATATGATAAATCATTTTCTAAAATGGGAGCATATCTTGAAAATAATACAGCAAAAATGGAGAAAGAAAAATATCAACTAAATTCTTCTTTTGCAAAAAGTTTAAGACCTGATTATATTGATCAGTCTAAGAAATTCTCTGATATGAAACCTTTTGATGTAAAAACTGCTAAACAAACTGAAGCGGATACTGGTAGAAGAGGATTACTTCCAAATTTACAACAATTAGGAAAATCTGCTCTTGGAAATTTAGATAATTTAAGTATTTCAAATGCAGCGATGTTTGCTTCTACTTTAAATGCTAATAGACAATTAGAAAAAAATAGAAGAAGAAGTGTAATTGCAGAAGGAAGTTTTAGAGAATCTTATATGCCTCAAGCTCCTTTTATTTCTCCATTAAATAGTGATACAATGCTTGCCCAAAGGTCAGCTAATGAATTAAGGTCTAGAATTAATAGAGGTACTAAAAGTATAAATATTAATGATGGGATTGCTGCTCAATTAGATGTTGAAAATCAAATAGCAGACAGAATGTATGCTATACAATCTGGAGAAAAACAACGTAGAGATGGTATAAATATCCAAAATGCTAATAGTACTTATCAAACAAATCTCCATAATTTAGGAGTAAGTAATAGAAATAGATCAATTGCTGCTAAAACAGAAGCTGAATTAGCTAAAGATCCTACCGACTTGTTAAATCATACAGCTTTTACTAATTTTATAACTTCTGCAAATCAGAATTTTAAAGTAAGAAGTCATGGTAAAGCAGTAGATGATTATTACAAAACTATTAATAATAAGGATGTTATGTCAAAAGTAGAGGTTGCTCAAAAAGCTTATAAAGATCATATAGCAACTTATGATGCAACAAAAACTGCTTTTGAAACAGCTAATAAAGCTGTTGTTGGAGTTGATGGAAAACCAGTAGTTTTTGAAGAGCATTCAGCAGAAAATGCATGAAAAGCTAAGAAAGAAGAATTATATAATGCTGTTAAAACTGCTATGGAACCAATATCTGTTGCAAAAATGAGGGTAGAACAATTTTCTATGAATCCTTCTTACTTTAGTAATCTTAGTACGTTTAATAAAAAGGGTGGAACTCTTGAAAGAGAAAAATTAGAAGCGCAAAAAACTAAAGACAGCTCTTCAAATAATACTAAAGAAAAAGAACTTTTATATAAAGCTATTTTTCATAATAATGAAATATTGTTAAAAACTTTATCAATACTATTTAAGTAAATGAAGTATGAAATAAGAAAATTCAATTATGGGGGTGCAATGTTCACCCCTATAATTGAAACTATGCCAGGAACGAGCTCAACAAGTTCAGGAAGTTCAAGGACTTCTTCAGACGATGATACTTCTAATAAAAAAGAATCATCTGTATTAGATGATGAAATATTAGAAAGATTGTATCAAGTAAAGGGATTGACAAATGATGTACATAAATTTATATCAGAGATATCTGAATTAGAAGATGCTATGGAATTTTCACTTTCTGATACTAATAATAGAACAAAACTATTACATATAATTGATAAGTCTAATGAAATTTCAGAAAGCAAAGAATATTGAAAAGATGCTATAGGAAGAGCTAAAGAAACTGGAGGATTAGGAGAAATAGCAGTTGATAATGAAGGGAGGGTATTTGTTAAGGATAAAAAGAATAATATACTTTCTCTTTCGCCAGAAAATGTACTTAAAAATAAAGGTAAATATTCTTTATTAAGTGTACAAGAATTAATGTATGAAAGACAAAATAATCCTTTATTAGCTGGTAAAAATCAAGTATTTACAGTTGCGGATAATGCAATTGGTATTAAAGAAATTGGAGATCATATATCAAAAATACTTTCAACTTTTGGAAAAGAAGATTCTAAAAGCGAGAGTGTATTTTCAAAATCTGAAGCTGCAAAACAAATACAATCTCTTGGAGGCAAAAAACCTTCAGAACAAGATATAGAATCTTTATTAATATTAAAGCAGGTAGCATCAGGATATTCAGATTATTCTAAAGTAAAAATAGAAAAATCTTCAGAAAGAAATAATCTTACTGCAGGGCTAAATTATATTTGAAATAGTTTAGGTTCCCCAGCTCAAAATAAATTAAAAGCCTTGTCTAAACTACAAGGAGAAAATGATGCAAGTAAGTTTCTATTAACTATGATAGAAAAACAAACTGATCAATCCACAAGTATAAGTGTGCTTCCTATGTCTAATCAAGTAGCTAGAGGAGAAGGTTCTGAAGGTTCTGATGGATCTAAAAAAGTTGCCTGAACTCCTGCGGAGTTATCTTTGATGGATAAACTTTATAAACCTGGAACTACTTATACTATTAATAATCCTAATGCAGGAGTAGAAATACAAATGGCTGCAACTTTTGTAGGACCTTTATATGAATTAGATAAGTCTGGAGCAGTTATAGAACCTACGATGCTTAGTAATATACTTTCAAAAAATAAATATCAATCAATATTAAATCCTCATGATGCATATATTGGAGATACTAAAATAGATCCATCTCAATTAGGAGAAATAGTCTATTCTGGAAATGATATTGCAAAGGTATTTGTTCCAATTAAGCAAGATGGATCTTTAGATTTAGGTTCTATGGATAGGTTTAATAAAGTATTTAAAGTATATCAAGAAAATAAAGACGAATGGACTGTTCAGCAAGCACAAGCTTATTTTATAAATAATGATTTTCCAGGAGTTAAAATAAAAAGATTAGCTGGTAGAGATGGAAAAGTATCTAGTGAATTGGTAGAAAATAATGCAGTAAAACCTTTTTTAGCAGTACCAATATTAACTAACTCTGCATCAGATCTTTCAGATAATCCATGAATGAATAAATTGCTAGGGAATAAAAGAGAATCTGCCGAACTTATAATGGACAGAGCTTTTACAATTTTTGGAGGAACTCCATCTAAACCTACTGCTAATAATATGACACCAAGTAATCCTTGATATAATCCCATAAATGAAAAACCATATTCTGGAACTGTATTTATAGCATTTAGACCAGAAGCTTCAGCATATTTATCAAGTATGAGTAGTCATTTCTTTGGAGAAGGAGTAGATGAAGAAAATGTTAGAATGAATTTACAACACTCTGCAAATAATAGCTATTCAAAAGCTGATGCAAGTGGAAAAGTTTTATATGAATAATAAAAATTACTATGAATAATAATAAACCCAACGATATACTTGTTGCAACAATAAATAATCCTTCAGTATCTGCATATGATTTATTATCCAGTAATGTACTAGGAGATAATACTTCATTACATACAAAAGAAGAATATAAAAGTACTAAATTTATAAAAAATGCTTTTACAACTGATGGAAAATTTGATGAAGTTGCTTTTGATAAAATGTATAAATTAGCTTCAGATAAATATGCTGAACTAACTAATGAAGAATATATTAATAGTTTAGATGAATTAGAATATAATCCATTTGATATTACAAGACCTAAAGAAGCTAAAACATATTCCGTTGGGAGTTTTTATAATAAAGAAATAAACCCCTTTAAAGTATCAAAAGGATGGTCAGGTATAGGAAGTGTAGATGAAAGCCCCTTTTCTTTAAGAGAAATAGCTCAACAAAGTAAAGTATATGATAAAGAAACAGATACTTGATCTGAAGAATCTTTAAATGATTTATCTATTAAAGATAAATTATTTGGGGAGACTTTAGTTTATGCTCAGTATGATAATGATGGAGAACATGAAGATCTTGAATCTGGATATATGGTCAAACATAAAAAAGGAGATTGAATAGTAAATAAAGAAGGTAATATCTTTACTGAAAAATTAGGTAAAAGAGAGATTTATGGGAAACAAGTAGTAAATCCTTCTGATATAATGACTACTGATGGAAGTATATTTGATAAATTTAATTTCTTTGATTCTGATGATAGAGAAAAATCTATTGCTGGAACTAGTTTTAAATTAGCTGCTCAAATTGCCCCATATGTAATACCTGGAGTTAATTTTTATTATGGAGGGGTTACAGCAGCAATAAATCTAGCTGCAGTATTACCGACCTTTTATAAAGCGTTAGAAGGTATGTTGTTAGGAGATAAAGTAACTGGAGCTACTAAATTAGCTACTGCAGGAGAAAATTATTTAGCAAAATTTGTTCAGAATAGTATATCTGATGAATCTCAAGATTCTTTATTTAATTATGAACAAATGGGACAGTTAGTTACATCTGTGTTTGCTCAAATATATCAACAAAGGGCTGCTGCTAGTTTAGCTACTATTGTAAAAAGTCCTAAAAATCAATTATTCGATAAAAAACTTAAAGAATTATTAGATGAACCTAATAAAAATTTTATTAAAAACAATTGAAAACTTAAACTTAAAGGCGTTGAGATAGGTGAAGAAGCAGAGAAAAAAATATATGCTTCAATGGCTGAAAAAATTCCTGGCTTAAAAGAGTTAAGAGAACAACAATCTCATATGGCAAAAGCTTTTAATCTTGGTTATATGGCTATGGTTACAAGTGCTGATATTTATGGAGAAGCGATAGAAGGAGGGTACGATAGAAGAACAGCTGGTTTTGCAACTTTAGCAGCAACAGCTGGACAATACGGGATAATGATGAATAATGAAATGGGAACTTGGTTTTTAGATAAAACTACTGGCTATGATATTAATACTAATAAAGTATTAACAAGAAAAGCTATTAAAGACTTTTTACCTGAAATTAAAAAAGCATTTCAAGCTAGATCTAAAGACGGGCAAAAAATTGCTTTATCTAAAAGTTTTAAAGGAATTAAAGAAAAGTTTAATGATATATTCTTAAATCCATCTGAATTAGGAGAAAATCTTTTTAAGCATTCTATAGTAGAAGGTGTGGAAGAGGTTACAGAACAATTAGTTTTAGATTCTACTAAAGGTATGATAGATGTAATGAGTTATTTAGGACTTACAAAAAATCAAGGATCTTTTGGAGGATTTGACAATGTATTTAGTAAAAAAGGATTAGAAAATTACCTTGCAAATTTAGTAGGAGGTATGATAGGTGGGCCATTATTTGAATATAATTCTACTAAAATAGAGCCAAAAATTAATTCTTTATTTAAAAATAAAATAGTACAACCAGAAGTAAAAACTTCGATATATCAATTAATTGGGAATGGCAAAACTAATGAGTTAATAGCAGAAATAAATAAACAACGTAAGTTTTTAGGTAATAATTTTATTAATTTAGCCTCAGTAGAAGGAGATGTTCAACCAGCAGAAAAAGTCGGAAAATCAGAAGCTGATATAATAGCCGACAATGCTATTGGAATTGTTAAAATAATAGAAGGGATAATGAACTCTAATGCATTAGTTAAAACTAATGAAGAAATTGTTCAAAAAGCTTTTATAGATCATTTAGTTATAGAAGGTCTGGAAAAAGCAAAAGAAAATTTTTCTACTGGAGTAGAGGGTCTTGTATTGAATGATTATACTAAAAATTTAGATCTTTTGGTAGAAAAAAATCTAGAAATTTTAGAACTTCAAAAAAATACAACAGAAGCCTCTAATAATGAGTCTATAAAACAGTTAAAAGAAGAAGCTTCTGTTTATAAAAATAATATTAATGATATTTTAGAGGGTAAAAAAGCCCAGCATTATTTTGATAGAGTTGTTACTTATTTTAATAAAGATCTTCTTAATTCATTTGTTGCCGTTGATAGAGATTCTTACGCTAAAATAAAATATAAAAAAAGTTACTATGATATGCCAGAAACTGGTATAGGCTTTACTAAAGAAAAAGTTAATAAGGAATGAAAAGAATACAAAGATTCTGGAGACATAGTTAAAGACTTAGAAGTTGCTGTAGAAGCAATTTTAAATCTTGAGCAATTAAGCAATGAGGCTGTAACTAAATTTTCTGAATCTGGATATGATGTTCAAAGAATAAAAAGTGGAAAAGATCTTATTAATATGATTGCAACTAATTCTTTATTTTCTACTGAAAAAGAAAGTAAAGGCGCCTCTTTTGCACAATTTTTAGAAATGTCAAAAACTCTTGGTAAAAAAAGTGGTAAGAAAATACTTCCTTGAGATGTAATAACAACTAACTTTTTTGAAGGATTGTTAAATAATAATTTCATTATTAATTCTAATACTAATGAAACTATTACCCCAGAATCTTTAGAACAAGTAGTAGAAATTGAAGGCAATAAGACTACAAAAAAAGAAATTCTAAAAGATTCAGTTAACGATGTACTAGCTTTAATTCCTGCGGATAATATTAATATAGAAGTTTTTGCAAAGACATTTAATGAATTTACAAATAAAGTAAATGAAGATTTTAATAAGGAAATAGAAAGACTTAGTATTGATAAAAATATCCTAACTTCAAAATTGGAATCAAAAAATGGAACAGAGCGCACACAAATTGAAAATGAAATAAGTGAAATAGACCAAAAAATAAATGATATAAATTATAAAAAACTTAATGCACATGTTCTTTCAGGATTTCAGTTTACAAATGGTCAAAAAAATAAATTAAATATATTAGAAGACAATTTAAAATCAGAATTAGAATTTCTTAAACTTACTAAAGAAAAAGAATTTTTAAAAAAATTAAAAGACAAAAAAAACTTAGAATATGATTCTGGTAAAGTATTAACAGATGTAGAATCTATAATAACAGAAAAAATAGATGGTAAAAAGAAAAAAACAAAAGATATAATAGAAGAACTTTCTCAATATCTTGCAAATAATGAAGTTTTTAATAAAGAAGTTTTACATACAACTCTTAATTCTCCAACTGGAAAAAGTACCGATAAAATAAAACGAGTAGTTACTGCTTTAAAGAAGGATGAAAGTTCTTTTAGTAATTACAACTCTGTTATGAAGAATCATCAAGATTCCCTGCAAGTTATAGAAAATGAAAAATCTTCTTTAGAAGAAATCAACTATCTATTCCATGCTTTATTAAAAGAATTTAAAGAAGGAAATAGAGATGGAGAAATATTAGAATTACTTAATAAAACTTATAATAATAGTTTTGAATCATTATCAAGTATGAATGTTTCAAAAGTATTTAAAGATGAAGAGTTACTGGAAGTTTTAAAAGTTACTTCAAATGATTTATCACTTTTAAATAATTTATTTACTAAATGATCCACGTATGTTGTAGTAAGAAATGATGTTGAAAGTGGACAAAACCCAGAAGAGTATTGAAAAGAAATAGGCAACATTATAAATTCTATTAGCAATGAAAATGTTAAAAATAAAATTTCCAAAGTAATTAAAAAAGATTCTGAAGGATTAAGTACAAGAGAAGAATTGCAGAAAATAAAAAATGTAGTTACAAATATGCTTGATTTTAAAATTAATAATAAATCAGACATTGAAGTATTACTTAAATCAGAAGAAATATTTTCTAAAAGTAATGAATTTATATCTAATTCTATATATGATTTTGTAAAAGAATTTTCTGTATCTTTGAATAATGATTCAAATCCGCAAATTATAAAACTTTTTGATATACTTAAAAATGAAGAATATTCACTACGTAAAGCATCTGATGCCTCTAATTATTTATCAGATGGAGTTAATATTAAAGTGCTTCAACAGGGAATAGATACTTTAAAAATGCTTAAATCTGTTGTCAATGGTTTTAGTACGACTACAATAGATCTTAATAATCCTTATGGCTTCATAGCATTAAGACAACAATTTGCTAAAGCAAATAATACTAAATCTGATGTTTTAAAATTAAAAACCATAAATTCTGATACTGCAGGATTGATTAATAATGATATTAAAAGACTTGAAAATAAATTAGGTTTTATGAAAATACTATTATTAGGGAATTCTGGCAAAATGTATGAAGAAGAAGAAGAAATTAGAGCAAAAACTAATGATCTACTTCTTAATCATTGAAAAGAAATATCTAAACTAAATATTAAATTAGCTGGAAATTCGGTAATAGATGATTTAGATAGTATTATAGTAAATAAATCTTGGTCTAATGAAAAGAAACTTATGGCTATAGGAGAGTCTTTTTATGAAAAGCATAAAAATATATCAACTCAAGATAGAAAATCTTTTCTTGCAGATTTAAAAAAATCTCTACCTTATAAAAATAATGCTATTAATATATATAGTAAAGATGGAAGTAATATTATAAATAAAGATGTTAAACAAGTAAGTAATAATGATTTTATTTTATACCTAGCTTCTAACCTTGTTATAAATTCAAAAGATTTTAATATAAGGTTAAAACAAGCTCTTGAAGGTGAATTTGACAAATCTCCATTCTTTACACAAGAAATTGCAGCCCAAATAGCCTATGCATCTATTGTTGATCCTGAATTATTTCAAGAATTGGCTAAACCTGATAATGATAATATTATAAATACTGAGAGAATTACTTATTTACTTGGCAATACAGGAACTGGAAAAACTACTGTAGAAGCTAAGCTTTTAATAAATTTACTTAAAAATAATAATCCAAATTTAAAAGTATGATTTGCAGCTCCTTATAAAGACCAAGCTGAAAAATTAGAAAGAGAAGCTCTTTTGGGAATGGATACAAAATCCTTTACTAAAAATACACTTAGTAAAAAAGAAGTTTTTGAAGCTTTGGGAGTTGCTGATATTCATAATAATATTAATAATCCAGCTAATAATGTAATAAATTATAAAAATGGATATTTAACTGTAAATAAAGAAGCGTACGAAAATATTACAATAGCTGAAAATTTACCTAATATACTTTTTATAGATGAGATAACTCATTTTGGTGCTCATGAACTTTATTTATTAAATGAAGTTTCTAAAAAAGCATTAGAACAAGGAAAAATACTTAAAATAGTGGGAATAGGAGATATTGCCCAAAGTGGATATGAATTTCAAGGCTTGTCTTTTAATGCAGATTATGTATCTGGTATATTTGCTCCTAGGCTTTCTTTAACCGTAAGGGCTTTAAATATACAACAAAGATCAAATGCAGATTATTTATCCGCTTTGGCAAATACTACACGTCAATTATGAGAATCTACAAATGATGATAAAGTTATATTAGATATTATAGGAAAAGGAGTTTCCTTATCATCGTATACAGACAATGAAATTTTAAATGGAAGTTTGTTAATTAAGAAAGATCCAGGCTCGAATAATCCTGAAGAATCACCTAAGGCAACTATTCCTGATAATGTTTTAAAAGTATTATCCAAAACAATTCAAAAAAATAGTAATACAAAAATAGCTATATTAAATGATTCTTTAGATCTTTCAGATGATTTATTAGATGCTTTTGCTAAACATGGTATTACTGATTCAAACTATAAAATATACAGTCCTAGTAATATACAGGGAGCTGAATCGGATTATTTTATTTTTAGTACTTCTTTGATAAATCCTAAAACTACTTTAGCTTCTAAAATAAGAGCTTTAAATACTTATATTACAAGAGCAAAACATGCAACAATAATATTAAATGATGCTCCTGAAAATCTGCCTTTTGAATTAATTGAAAAAATAGATGATTATCCAAGATTTATTGACCCGCTTACAGAAGAGGTAATAAAAGAAAATAAACAGTCTAGAATAAAAGCTTTAACAGAACTTTTGGGAGAAGATTTAAAAATAAAGTATGATTATTTTAAATTTGAAAGTGATAAGGTAGAAGAAATTAGTCCCAGTAAAGAAGAAGGTATTAGATCTTTAACTCTTAAGGCTGAAGATAAATTACCTGAATGGGAGACTAAAAATATACCAATTTCTAGTATGAAAGATATAAAAGATTCTTATATGATACACACTTTTTATAATGATTTAAACGCTACTAAAGTACATCATGCTGCTGAAGATAAGTATTCCTTACAAAAAAAAGAAGGATCTTTTTATGGCTTAAATACAGGAAAAGTAACTGAGGCTGAACTTGATGAAATTATAAATAACTATGTTAAGTTAAAAAATAATATTTTATTAAATAAAGGACATGATGAAGATTTTCATATAAATGGAAAAACTGTATGAGGAACTACTAAAGGAGAATTTGTAATACGTAAAAGTACTTATGATTCATCTTATAATAATCCATATAAAAAACTTTATGGAAATCCCAGTCAAATGCTTACAACTGGAGAAGTTTTTGTAAATCTTTTTTACAAAGTAAAAAATGTTAGAGATGATATTGAATATATACATTTAGCGACATTCCCAAAATTAACTACATTAGAGAATAATTTAGAAGGAGGAGCAAATTCTGAATTATATAAAAAGTATAAAGAATTTATGGGCAGTACTAATCAAGAAGTAGTTGTAGATAAAGATTCATTTACTATACATACTTCTACCAGATTAGTAACACATGAGGATGCTAAAGTACCTAGAGAAGAATTTACAATAGAAGCTTTGAAGAAAATTCCAGGTATAAGGTTTTTTAGTACAAATACTAATAGTTTTGTAGATTCTCCTGAAATAAATTTATACCCAAATAGAAATAGCCCCACTGGATTTTCTGATTTCGTAAATTTATACAGAAAAACATTATTTAATAAAGAACCTACTAATGAGGAATTTAAGAAAATGTTTGAAATGTATGCTGGAAATGCTTATATAGTAGTATCTTTTATGCCAAAAGGTATAAATAAAGGAACTGAAAAAAATAGTCATCTTCAAATAATACCTTTAAAAGCAAAACAAAGACCTTTTGAAGAAGTTGTAAAAATAATACATAACTTTAAAAGGCTAAAGGATAAAAAAGAAAAAAACCCAGAATATTCTGTAATAAAATCATTATTTAGTGGGTCTCAAATTTTAGACTTACTTATCTTACTAGCTGAAAAAAGACCAGATTTATATACTAAATTATTTGAGCCTAATAATGATATTTTAGATGCTCAAAATAAATGAAATGAGTTGGATAATAACACAAATGCTACCGTTAAGGCATTTATAGAAGAGTATTATACAGTCATGAAAATTGATGTTAATAAATATGGAAATAGTTTAATATATAGATTAGGATATACTAATAAACATTTAGTTGAAGTATTTACTCTTATATTACAAACTGTTAAAGATGCTCAAAAAGTAAATAAAAGTATTGATAAAAAAGCTCTTAAAAAAGCTTTAGTAGAAAAAATTAAAATACAATCTTCTACTCCATGATTTCATGATTTTTGACATTTGTTTCAATTACAAAATATGTTTGCTAATATGTCTGAAAGAACTGATATTTTAACAGGTTTGTCTGATTTTGCAAAAACTATGAGTTCTACATTAAGTGAAATTACTAAATTTTTTGAAGAAGAAATAAAAATAGCTGGAAAATATGTAACTGGAATTTATTATAATCCACCTATACATGGTAAGGCAGGTAGTGATGGAAATTTAACTTTGGATAAAAGTGCAGAAAATTTAAATATGGAATATCTTTATACTGATTTAGCTCCAGAAAGTCCTTATTTATTATTAAAAACAGATTTTATTCAAGAAGGAGGATTAGTAATTGATTCTAGTATTAAAACTGCTGAAACTGCTGAAACTGCTGAAATTATTGAAGAAGATTCAAATATAAATTCAAGTACAGATGTAAAAGTAGATGAACAAATTGAAATAAATAGTCCTAATGTATTAAAAGAATCTGAAATTGAAAATATTTCTGAGCCTGTTAAAACTAATGAAAAAGTTATTACAGAAACTGCTAAACAAAAAAAGAAAAGACTTGAAGAAGAGGCTAAAAAATTACCACAAGAATCTAAAAATGTTCAAGCTGAAATTCAAACTCCAATTGATGCATTAAAACAAAAAGTAATAATGAATACTTTTTATTCTAATATATTTAAACCTTTAAATGATTCTTTAGAAGAGTGGGCTCTTTTAGATAATAATTTAAAAAAATTAAAAGGATTATTAGATAGTTATAATATTAAAATTGAAAATACTGATAGTATAGTTTCACATATATTAAATCTTTTAACTTCTATTGCTAATACAACAGACTCTAAAAACTTATTTAATTACTGAGTAAAAACCAGAGAATATCAATTAAAAGCTGAGCTAGAAGGTAAGGATAAAGATACTTGAATGATTGAATTTTTTAGAGGGACTGATTTTAATGATTTTTATAATAATATAAAAACATCTGGAAATCAAGAAGGTAACTTTTTAGAAAATCTAAAAGATTTAATGTTTGATTCCTTAAATACTACTGATGGAACAGAGCTTGGAGAATATGCAAGCTTCTTAGATGATAAACTAATAAAAAATTGCAATTAACATGATTGTCTGCACACCTGATAGGCAAAAAGCCTTTTTAAATAATATAAAGAGACAAAAAATTATTAATCTACAAACTATAATAGATTTTGCTAAAAGTTATTTAAAACTTGATGATAATATAACTAAATTATCAGAAATATTAGATTCTTTCTCTACTGAAAAAGAGGAATTTATAAATTATTTACAAACTATAGCTAATATTTCTATTAAGGAAACTAGTGAAGGAGAGATGGCAATAAAGGGGCCTAAAAAGCCCCAATCTCCTTCTAATGTATCCCCTAATTTTATAGCTGCTAATGTAGATTTATTATTTACGGAAATGCATATTGCACATTTGCATTTTAAACAAAATACAAATAAGCTTTTGTTATCAGCTGCTTATATTGGAGACAAAGATAAAGATACATATGCATCAGATTCTGAAATTACAGAGAATATGAATTCTTTAAAAAATGATCTTTTTATTGAAATTGTAGACTATTTAGTACTTCAGGGTATATTAAAAAAAGAAGATTATTTTGAAGATATAAAAGTAGGTGAAAATATTGTTAGAAAATCTTTAATAAAGCTTTTTGACAGTTCAGGATTTAATCCTCGCGCTTATAAAAATCATTATAAATTAGTAATGAATTTATTAGAAAATCATTTATTATCTGATTCAGATGCCATTGTTTCAGTCCCAAATTCAAATCAAAAAATACCAGCATTATTTGGTCCTTTAGAAGATCCCATAGCAAAGAAAAAATATGATGTATATAATGCAGCTATATTACTTTTAAATTTTGATACAATTGTTTTATCAGATTTTGAAAAAATATTAGGAGTAGATAAAACTACTTTTAATACATTTGATCAACCTTTAAATGGTTTTAAATATTTTAGAAAAGTAAAAGGTTTAGAAACTGCCTATTTTAAAGAAGATGGGGTAACTACTGGAGGAGTAGAAGAATTTGAAAGTAAACTTTCTCATAGTTTAGTATCTATAATTCCAATATATAGTGCTGATAAAATACTTACAACTAACTTCATGGAAATGAGAGATTTGTATGGATTAGGATCTAAACTTAATGATTTTCAAACTAAAAACTTTGTGACTTTATCTAAAATAGAAGATTGAACTACTTTAGAAGAAGATCCTATAAGAATGTTGAATTGATATAGTGATAGAATTATAGAGGCTTATGGAAAAGAATTTTTAACTACAGCAAGTACACAAGATTCTTTATCAGCCTCATTTTGAGAAGATTTTAGGTATAAAGTAAATGTTGTAGTATCTTTAAAAGATTTTTTAAAAGAAATAAAGATTAAGGAAGAAAATTCTACTAATTTTTCTATGGCTAGAATTATTACTCAGCCATTGGTAAATTCAATTGGAGCTGTATATTCTACAGATGGAGTTGACAAACATTGAAGAAGTTATAAGGAAATGCACGCTCATAATTCTGAAAGGGTGCAATTACAAGAATCTATATATGGACATTTAAAAAATAAACTATCTAATTGGGATAAAGTATATTATAATAAGGAAACTTTAAGACAAACTCTTAAAAACTTAGATACTGCTTCTTTAAGAAAAGTTATAAATAATTTAACTGGAATTTATTTAGACACTAATTCATTAAAAAATTTATTAGAAAAATGAACTTCTAACAAAGGTATAGGAAGAGATTTAACTTCAGAAGAAAGATTAGAGGCCATTGTAGGAAAAATTCATGACATGATTTTAAAAATATTTCCAGAAACTGAGGAAATAGAAGTCATTACTAAAGCCACTAAAGAGACTCCATCAAAAACTATAAAAGTTACTAAGGGATTATATAAAGGAAGTTTATTTGAAGCCATAGCTAAAAATGAATTAAATATAGAAAAACTTAGTTATGATCAAGTAAATACTACTAATGATGTAATATCTACTTTATCAAGTTCTACATCTTTAGGAGCTATATTAGATGAAAAATTAAAATCAGTAAAAGCTATAGTACTTACTAAAGTTTCAAAACAAGATGGAAAACCTATTCCTACTTCTGTTATACCTAGTCTAGGATTTAATGATTCAGCTTTATTATTAGAAAGACTAAGATTAGAAAGGAATGAGAAAGACAGACTTTATAAAAATTATTTTGTAAATAACGGAGGTTTAAAAGGAACTGTAATAAGATTAGAATCTTTAAGTGGAGAAGATGCCAAAGATGCAGCTTTATTAAATGTAGTAGAAAATTTTACTTCTCATTTTGAATTCGATTTTTTAGAGTCTTTAAAAATACTTCCAGAAGGAAGTACTGCTATTGACGATGTTAATATAATGATTGGTAATTATGCTGATAAATCTAGAATTTTAGATAAAAGAGTCTCAAATAAAGCTTCTTTAAATGGATTGGCTATAATTAAATCTACTTCTCCAGCTGCAAAATTATCACTTGAAAAAAGTGTAAATGTAATGGATTCTGAAAAAGTTTGGGAAGAAAGTAGAAAACAATCTTTAAACTATTATACTGATTTATCTATAAGTCTTATAAATACTTACTTAGAATTAATACCTAATTTAATACCTAAAAAAAGTATAGGAAAAAAAGAATATTTCTTTAATACTGATGATGGGACAGCTAAAATAGACTATGTAAAAATAAAAAAGCTTTTAAAGCAAATAAATAATCATATAAAAGGAATAGATTACAATAATTTTTTAAAAATAACTAATTCTCTCAAAGGAGATTTTGTAAAAGAATTACACTATTCTGTGTATAAAGAAGGTGATGTGTCTAAGATTTCTTTAAATCAAACTATTTTAGATTATTTAGATATATATTCAGATCCTCTTATATTTGATAAATTTGTAGAAAGACAAAGAGAATCTTTTTTATACAAAATATTAGATTATAAACCAAGTGGTATTTTAATGGATGCTCGTTCTGCTACAAAATTATCTAGTTCAAAAGATGGATATGATGAAAACATAATGAAAATGATGGTGCATTCTATAGGATATGATTATGGTGATTATAAAACTTTCTTTGTAGAAGATGTTAAAGAGAATATTGAAGAAGAAGAAATATCTGGAGATATAAATACTATAGAAAATGAATTAGAAGAAATTGATACCGCAACAGGAAATCATAGAATGTATATTGTTACAAATGGTAAAATAATATTAAATCCATTAGTAGAAAAATGATTATCTGTTAATGAATTTTTTAGAAATGAATATTTATACATGTCTATAAAACCAGACTATATGCATCCAGCTAAATCTCTAGAGGATAGAAGTAAAAATGTTACTATAGATGATTTTTTAGATAGTTTTTCTAAAGAGTCGGGTTTAAGATTAATCGGTATGGCTAAACGTAATGTTTCTATGACAGGTTCTACAGAATTACCTACTAGAGGAAGTAGGATTGGTACTCCTGACAATGTTAATGTAGCTGTTATAGATGATCGTAAATCTAATATACCCCTAATTTCTGGAAAAAATGTTAAGCAAGCTCTTCATGATGGAAGTACACTACTTACATATTCTTATTCTAAAATGATAGACCATTCCTATCAAGGAAAGGGTATGGAAGGAGCTAAAAAACAATTAGCTACTTTTATAACAGAGTTTGGAAGCGCTCTTAAAAAAGATGCTGAAAGTGATATAACTAATGCCAGTATTAGAAATTCTAATAGATCTGAAACAAAATTAAGAGATAAGCAATTTCAAGCTCATTCAATACCTATTTTTATAGATAATTTTGATTCTGGAGTTATTAGAACCAATAATACATTTTTTAAAGACGGAGACTATTATGCTATTAATAGTTATATTATTAAAGATAATGAAGTTTCTTATCATATGTCCAAATATGATCACATAAATAAAATTTGGGTAAATATTGGCAAACAATCTCCTGTTATAATTAAAAATTTATTTGATTTTTGAGAATTATTTGGAGGAGAAAATTCAGTAGATGAGAATTTTGAATTTAATGAAGGATCTAATGAAAGTGTTTTTTCTTTAATAACGAGTTATAAAGTTAAAGAAGATAGTCCTTATATGACTAGACTAAAAGAAGTGGATTTTAATACCAAAGAACTTGCAGAAATAAAAGCTACTAATGGTTATATTTTAAAAAGTAAAATGATTCATATTATAGCTAATCACAGTGGTTTTAAATCTGGAGCAAGTAATTTACATGGATCGGATTACTGAACTAATGCTGAAAAATTAAAACATACTACTTATAGAAATAGGCATATGGGTATTCAATTAGATCCAACCCATGAAATAGAAAATTCTAAAATTAAAGAAGTCACTCAAATGATTTCTGCATTATCTCAAAATCCTGATACAGCAGCACAAGCTGAAGAAATGTATCAAACATTAGCAGACATAATTGAAGATTCTATCAAAAGAACTTATAAAAAAGGATATTTTACTCAAGAAAGAAATTTAAAAGATCTATATAAAACATTATCAAATAGTTTAATAAGATCTTTAAACAATTCTGCAAATGTTGGATTAGCCAAAACTATTGCCCAAACATTTGAACATGGTCAATTATTACCTTTTAGTAATCAAAATTTCTTCAGAGATTTTATAAAAGATTTAGTAGTTAGAATGAATAAAGATTTTATTACTAGGTATTATCAAGGAACTGGGGGTATATTACTTGCTTCTCATGGAATAATAACAGTTTTAGAAAACAGCAAAGGAGAAGTATTTTCTCAAGGAGATGTTAGAGAATTAGCCATTAAACATTATAACAATAATAGATCTTCTTATGGTCTTAATACTACTACTGAAGGTATAATTAACACTTATATAGAAACAATGTTTGCAGATGAATTAATAGATGCAGAAGAATTGCAATTATTAGACTCTGTTAATATTAACGGCCAAATTCAAAAACTGGATACTATAGAAAAATACTATGCTTTTAAGGAAACTTATAAAGGACTAAAAGTAAATAAATCTAGAAAAACTTCTAGAGATTTAAAACCTATAGAAATTTCTTATTCCATAAAAAGACTCTTTCAAAATGAAGAAGGTTTAGTAGAAGAAAAAATTGTAAAAAGAACATTATGGGATTCAATTCCTATGAAACTTAAATTTTTAAAATATTATTCTACTCCGGAATTGGTAAATTTAATGAATCAATTTAAAATAAAATTCAAAATAGATGAATCTACTTTAGAAGGTAAAAAAAGACTTGATTTAATGTTAAATTTATGGCTGCACAGAGAAAATCAAATGTTATCTAGAGGTAGAAGCTTATATGATATTACTGAAAGTATGTTTACTGTAAATGGAGTTACAGATTTTGATAAATATTTTGGAATTGATCCTAATACTAAAGAAATTAAGGATGATCTTTCATCTATTGTAATAGAAGATTATATAGATCATTATAACACAATATCTTCTGAATTAGTTACATATAATAAGAAGGCTGCAGAATTAATTATGGCTAATATATATTCTGAAACATTTGATACTGGTAAAGATAGTATTGGATTTATTAGGGATAAAGGAAGTGAATATTTTAAAGAAAAACTTAGAGAGTATTATAAATATGATAGTACTATAAAAGCTGATTTTAAAATTGCCACAAAAGAAAGAGATATATATGTAAGATTTGTTCCTAAAAATGAATTACCTCAAGTAGCAGCTAGTAAATTAAAAGGGTTTATAATAGATGATTTTGATGAAGATGGAGCTCCTAAAAAAATGAGAGCTGGATCTTTTGGAGAAATTTTATATGAACTTCCTAAACATTCTGTAGTAAATATATTGCCAGACTATGATGTATTATATATAGAATCTGGAGAAAGAGAATCAATAGTAGCAGAAGAAGAAAGTACTGGAATAAGTAAATCCATAAAAAAGTTTATTCCTTATAAAAATATTAATTGGACTTTAGACGAACTTTTAAAATCTTTCGACTCTAATGTAAAAGCTATAGTCCCTATAATGAATAATTATATAAAAGACGATACTAAACTATTACATAATTTTAATAAACAAGTTTATGAATTGTTTAAATTATATTCTGGGTATACACCAAAGAATTATGAGTCTTTTAATGCATATTTAAAAAACAATTTAGAATCTATTTTAGATCAAGTTTCTAAAAGAACTTATGTATCCTGAGAAAAGTCTACTCAATTTGTTGCTTCTCGTATTCCTGCTCAATCTATGCAATCTTTTATGGAAATGAATAATGTTGGGTACTTTAATACTAATAATAATGAAGTTTATGTATCTATATGACAAATAGTAATACAGGGATCTGACTTTGATATTGATAAAGCTTATTTAATGGGATATGGGTTCAATAAAATGGGACACTATGAAATAGCAAGTGATGCTTTTAAATTTACTACTAAAGAATCTTTAGAAGCAATAGAAGCATTACCAAAACCCTCTAGAAAAACAACATCTTTTACATCTGGAAATAAAGAAGTATTAGATATTTCGTTAGAATTTAATAAATTTGTAGAAAGTTTTGAAAGTCTTGAAAATATAGACCCAAATTCTTTAGGAAAACTTGAAGATTGATTAGAAGAAATTGCCAATCTAGAAGAATATACTGAAGATATGTTAATTAGTGGAATAAGTATTCCTGTAAAAAGTATAAAAATTATAGGAGATATTTTAGAAAAGATAAAAAAATCAAATATAGTTAACATTGATTATTTATATAAACCTCTTATAAGTAAAGATTATCAGGAAAATATATTTAATGAATATAAAAAAGTGTTAGTTAATTTAGTTAATAATCACAACACTTCTAAAAATTATACTAAAAATAAATTTTCTCAGATTAATGCAAATGTTTCAAATATAAGAAAAATAATATCAGATCCAGCAAATCAACTTTGAGCAAATAGTCCAGTTGATTTTGATCCTTTCAATGAAGGTGCTGAGGAAGTTATTAAAGAAAGGGAAGAAAAAAGAGAGAAAAGAATTTCTGAAATATTAAAGGATAATGATGTTAATACAAAAATAGAAGATATAAAAGACTCTTTAAAAATATTATCTGAAATAAATTCTTTGTATAAAGTAATAGTTCTTAAACCTGCAAAAACTTTAGGAGAATATATTAAAGAAGCAGAAAGAATTAACATGTTGAAAAATACTCTGTCTGGACACGATATGGTTAGTATGTTTAAACAACAATCTGATGCTATTATAGGTAAAAAAGATGTGGGTATTGGTGCAAATGGTCTAAAAGTAATGTTTGCATTAAATTCTTATTATAATAAATATTATAAGTCTTTAGCCGTAAGATCTTCTGATAATGCTTTATTAGATTCTAAAGGAAAGACAGTAGATCCAATGAAAGATCCTAAATGGTTTGAAAAAACTTTAAATATGGGAGGTAAAATTGGAACGATTACTAAAGCAACTATAGCTGATGTTTGACTTAATGATAATTTAAAAGGAGCTATACTTAATAGTCTTGGTTTAGAAAGTCAACAAAATTTGCTTAGTATTGTGCAAAACGGAATGGCGGCTATATATATCTCAGGATTTGTATCTGCAGCAACAGATAATGCTAAAGAGTTAATTATGGCTAAAATTAATGCTATTAATGAACTTGCTTCTATGCATTTATATTTAATGATGTTAGGACTTAGTGCTGAACAAGTATCAAGTTATATGACTTCTGATCTAGCAAACCATGTTGTTTCTAAAATAAATTCATCTAACATATATGAAAATGCTAAAGGAATGAGTGTAAATAATATTATAAAAAGTTATATTAAAAACAATCCTTCAGAAGAAACTTTAGCAAAAACATTTATTGATGTATATCAAGGGGCACAAGAATTTTCAAATTTAGCCGGGTTATTAAAAATAAATCAATCTACTAGTGCTGATATTAATAGTATGTTTTTATTTTTAAATAAATTTAATACTGCTATGTATACTAGAGAACATGCAGTATTAGAAGAAAATCTTTGAAAATTAAATTCAGAAGAACATTTAGATGAGGCTGTACAAATAATAATGACTAAAAATCCTAAGTTATCTGAATCTTATATTAAAAATGTTTTGGGAAAAGCTTCTAATATAAAAGTTAATACCATAAATGAAAAAGGGGAAATTGTTACTAAAACAACTTCACTTTTAGCGGGAGGATTTGATTTTAGATATTATATAGAAAACGATAATGTAAATTATAGGGAAGTTGCTATAGAATATTATAATTTATTTAAAAACACAATTAACATATTTGATGTAATAGAAGATTCTACACATTTCAAATCAATGATTAAAGGATTAAGTAATGTTCATATGAGTGCTATGATTGTATCTAAAAAATATAATTTTGTATTTAATACTGCTTTAGACATTATTAGAGAAAAATCTCCTGAAATATATAATAATAATCAAAAAACAATAAAAAATTATTTAGGAAATTCTAAACTAGTAATAAATTTAGATGATAGAATTATAGGAAAATTACTTAGAGGATATGATGGATTTGTAGTATCTGCGTGAACTAAGACAAATGATTTAAAAGATTATCAAATAAGTATTAAGACTCTTTTAGAGCAATCTGGATTAGATAAATTTGAAGCTTACGTAAGTGACGATGCAAAAATTAATCCTATAGGAAAATCTGATGAAGGAACTAAAACTATCATGGTAAATTCTGAAGAAGATTTAATAATAGATTTAACTTCTGATTTTGGAATAGCCAACTTTAAAAAAGCTATGGAAGAATTAATTTTTCCTATATTAAAAAGATCTCAATCTTCTCAATTAGGATCTTTGCTAAGATTAAAAAGTTTAAGAAATCCATATGGTTTATTTACTTCTCAAATAACTCCTACATTTGGTATAAGTTCTTTGGATAATGCTGTAAATGTAACTAAATATCAAGCTTTATTACACGATTTTAATCAAGTAGATTTTAAAATAGAATCTGAAAATAAAATAAAAAATAAGGATAAAAATATTTTAAGATATAAAGATTTATTTTATTTATACAATCTTATAGTAAATAATGAACAGTATGGTGATAATAGACTTACTCCAATATTTCAAGATTATGTAAAGGATAAAAATAGCATAGCTTATAAATATCTCGATTTTTCAAGAAAAATAGATTTAAGAGAAGTTGATATATTTAAAATAGATATTGATCCTACTTTAAATGATGGTTCTAAAAATGTGCTTTATGATAAACTATTACATAGTTTTAAAAATGATGTTATATTTTTAGCATTAAATAAAAGAGGGGCAGTAAATGTAAAAAGATTAGGTGCTACTGCTTCTACTCAAATTGCAGTGAGAAATTCTCATTTCATTATAAATACTCATGCTGATGTTTCAGCTAATATAGATGTAGAAAAATATACTCAATATTCGTCTTTATTATCTATACTTAATAATTCAAACTTACTTATAAACTTTAAATGCGATTAATATGAAGTGTTATTATTACATAAAACTTCCAAATGGTGGGGAACTTAGATTCCCCGCCACTTTTTCAACTTTATCTTCTAAAGATAATAAAGAGCTTAGAGATTTAATAAATAAATTTAAACAAGCTAAAACAGATGCTTTTAATGCTTTACAATCTTATGTTAAAAATAATACTGGACTTTCAGGTCAGGCTACAGTACTTATAAATGAAATTCAAGTAGATCATAATCTTATAAGCGACGAAGATTTTGAAAAATTTATAACAAATATAAATGATAAAGTAACAGCTAAAGGAGAGTATGCTGAATTACAGAAAGCTATAAGTCAAGTTATTTTTAGCAAAAAAGGTAAAATAGACTATTTTAATAAAAATGAAAACTGAGTAAGTATAAAACCGGAAGAAGCTATTCAAAAATTAAAAAATCCAGTTCATATTGATTATTTTGGACAAGTAGATTTTGAAAATATAGTTGGGACACTTAGTTATAACGATTTACATGAAGAAAATGTAATAAAAACTCTTGAATTAGATTCATTTGGATTAAATTCCAATTTTCCAAGAAATTTAGATAAATTATTAGGTTTTGCTTTTCCAAATAAAAATTACAACAGAGTTCAAAAAACTTTTTTTAAAACTACTTTTTCATCAGATTCAGTTATGGGAAAAGATGATTCCATAATAATATACGATGAACATTTGAGATTGCCTCTTATATTTGTACAAGAAAATAGTCAATTATCTTTAAATTTTGCAATGCTTAAAGTTATTGCAGTCTCTCTTTTTGAAAATAAACCTGACTATTTAAAAGAGATTATACAAATGTATAATAAGAAAGCACATGAAACAAATCAAATAGATGTAAATATTGAAATAAAAGAGTTTTTTACAGGAAAAGTAATAGATGGAATAAGATCGGATCCAGAATTTTATAAACTTTATAAATTTGCATATGGAGAAGATGCATTAAGTTTATTAGCATCAAAAATGATAGAACTTTTACCAGCACAAAATGAAGATTTAAAAAACCCTATTAAAAATACAATAGGATTAATGTCTCCTAAAAATTTGAGTAGCTTTAATAAATTAATAGAGCAAAAAGAATTTGTAAAAAGTTCTAATAAAGAACAAATCGTATTATTTGAAAAATATCAAATAAAAGATATATTGCCTTTATTTGAGAAGGATAAAAGAACTTCTTATTATAATATAGAGGAAGTGATAGGTCCTTTTGAATCTTCTATAGATTTGTTTAATTATTTAAATTATAATATAAGAAAAAACCTTGATTTAGTCAAAGTTTCAATAGAAAATAAAAAATCCGGTGAGGTTAAAAATAGATATATAACTCCATCAGTTATAAAAGTATATGGGGATGTTGTTTTTATAAGAGGATGATATAGTCAAAACGGAACTCCTACATCATATTCAGGTGTATTAGATTTTAAAAAATCCTTGTCGATAAATAAATTTCACTCTAGTAAAAAACCAGATATTTATTCTAGTAATATGACTGAAAAACTTGTAAGGCCTATAATTATTAAAATAGACTCTGAAAACAAGATGCCTGATTCAGTAATAAAAAGTTTAATTCATAGAGGTAGTTATGTAGAATATACCTATGAAAAAAATGAAAAAGATGAAAAAACTGGAAGTATTGTAAGAGTAGAGAAAAAAGGAAAGGGAACAGTAAAAAATGTACTTCCTGGAGAGATACAACTAAATCCAGTAATATTCAAAGATAAATCAATTAGTTTTTCTCCAACTATGTCTAGTATCACATTGATACATAGTAATATAGAAGAATTAGGAGGATTTATTTATAAAGAATTTGCAAAATTAAAAGATTTAACTTTATCCCAAGAAGAAGAATTAGATAAATTTTTAATTGGAAAAAGTCAACTAGCTATAAAAAGTCTTCAAACGTGAGATAGTACAACTCCTATATCAAAAGGAGATTGAGTATCTATAAATGCAGGTAAAAATAGCAAAGGAGAAGATTTAGTTGTACATAATATGGTAGTAGGAAAATCTAAAGACACAGTTTACATATTAATACAAACAGCTAAAGGTAGTAGAATAGAATCTATTCCAAAAACTAAAATAACTAATGTATTTAAGCCTAAAGTTAAATTTGATAATGATAAAAGAAGAGAAATAGGTGAATTTTATTCAAAAGTTATGGAGGAAAGATCTATTAGACAACATGAATATTCAATGTTTTATGATGCAAATAAACTGTCAGATGGAGACTTTGCATGATCTGAGTCAAAAAAGATATTATATACATTAATAAACAAAGAGTCAAATGAATTTATCAATTTTTCTATAAAAGATGGAGAAGAATCTGTAGAATATTCAACTTCATTACCTAAAGATGTTGTATTTATTACTAATAAAAACATTGCAGATGATAGCTATGGAGTTTATATAGACTTTAATAATTTTGATCTAATAACTACTGATAAATTAGAAGAAAAGCAAGAAGAAAAAATGTATCTTATTCCTGAAAATATGGATGTGACTATAGATAATCTCTTGCCATCTGGTAATCTTAATATAGGATTAGTAAAAGATAAAGATTTTGTTCAAAATTTTGAAGAAGACCCAACAATTTATAAAGATGTTACTAGACAGGTTATAGAACTTATAAATTTAAGAAGGAAAGATATAACTACTGGTAAAGGTACTAAAATGTTAGCTATAAAACATTCTGAAGGAGGTTTTTATAAAAGGTACGATTCAAATTTATATCAAGTAAATTACTCAAAAGAATATGTTAAGTTTCTGAAAGATTATGCATTTATATCTTTAAGAAAAAAAGAGATAGTAAATGGTAAAGAAAAAGAAGTTATAAGTCATAAATATAGAATTATTGCTAATGATGGAAAAAAATTAATTCTTGAATACAATGTATTTAATAAATTTGGAAAAGTAATTACAGTTAGTAAAACATTAGACTTAGAGACAGAAGGAGATAATATAAAGTATTTGTTTGTAATGAAACATAATTCCGATTATGCAGCTGTTAAAAAGATTAATGAAGCAACTAAAATAAAAGAAGAGAAACTTTCTAAAAAAGAAATGTTTTCTGGTATAATAACAGCTTTTCATCGTTTATACAATATTGATGTAGAAGTGAGGTCTTTAGAAGACGGTTTAAAAAAGACTAAAAAAGCTTATATTCAGGCATCTTCTGCAGGAAATAAAATAGTAATAAATAAAGATTTAGATGGGTCTGAAGAAGAGATACTTCATGAATACCTACATTTATTTTTATCTGCAGCAAAATATAATAATTCTAATATATATGAAAAGCTATTAGTGAATTGATTAAAAGTTACAGGTCAATCTTTAGAAAATTTAAATTTAATAGAAGCTGAAGAACTTTTTGTTTTTGAAGTTAGCACTCGAATGACAACAAATAGGGAATATTTACTAAATATAGACATGGAAAGTTTTTTAGAATTATTTAGTGAAATATTAAAACAGTTAAAAGTAATAGAAAATGATGATAATACATTTAATCCAAAAAATGGAACCATTCAATCAGTATTTCATATATTAAATTATAAAATGTCTGATATATCAGCATTTAAATCTTTAGGATCTTCTTCTAAATCTAGAACTAACTTACTGTATTATGATTTAAACTTTAAAGAATGAATGGAAAAGCTTACTACAGGGGGAGATGAAAATAATAAACTAATAATAAATTGCGAATAAAATGAGTTGTAGATATGAAATAATTATAAACGGAACAAGAGCAGAATTAGATTCTATATTAGATTTATCTAAATATTATTATATAAATGGAGGGACTCTAAATACTCAAAGAGTATTTAGCTCTGTTCAGGATGTAGTAAATACTTTAAATACTGTATTAGGAAGAACAGACGCTATAAAGAAAGATGATAAGAAAACTACTATTACTAAATTTATATCAGAAGAAAATAAAATATTTAGAAAATTAGGATATAATAAAGATAGACTTTCTCCGGAATATGTAGAAGAAAGTAGAGTATTAAATTCTGTACTAAAAAATCTTCCATTTAAAATGTCTCAAGGAGTAACTTCTTTACAAGATTTAATTGATAAAGTAGAAAAAAATCCAGAATATAAAGAAATTTTTGAAAGCAGTTTAAATAATATTAAGAGTATTATAGAGTCTGAAGAACTTGGGAAGAATTTTGGGATATCATTACATAAAGCTTTAGCTTTAATAATAAGAGGTGCCAATTTAGATGATCAAGTTTTTAAAATATTAAAAGAGCATGAGGATATATTAGATAATAAAGAATCTTGAAAAAATAAACTCACTGATACATTATCTAAAATACATAAAGAAATTGCAGTGCTTATTAATAATGGAGGTACTATATTCTCTGAATTTAATGTAGATTCTGTAGAAGGTTTAATTCCTTTAAAAGGATCAGCTGATATTATTCTAGTAGATTCTGAAGGTAATTTGCATATTTATGATTTAAAAGTTTCAAAGCATGATTATGCAGATTGGGATTCTGCAAAAGTACTATATACTGATTATCAATTAGCTTTTTATAGAGGATTATTATCTCAATATGTAGATATTACTAATGCAACCTTAAACATAATACCTATTAAAATAGGACAAATATATAAAAGTTCTGAAAATGCCAAAGGGCAACTTTTACATTCAAATTTTCACTATAATAAACAAATATCATTACTAACAGAGTCTAGTAAAGGACTTCATTCTAATGGAAAAATAACTAAATTAGTAGAGCAGATCTTGCCTCCTAAAATGAATATTCAAGCAAATGACAAAGTTATAAAAGATTTTAAAGATGATTTAAATATATTATTACCTAATTATGAAATTAAAACTAATAATGCAGAATATAATGTAGATAAAATTGTTGATTATGCAGAACGTAATGGAAAATTTGATATATTTAATAGCTTTACTAAAGATTCTTTAGAATTAGTAGAAAATCTAGGGAAATTAGGATTTAAAGGAGAAGGCGATATTTTTAAATATGAATGAGGGAATATGGCTCTTGCAGAGAAAAAGAAAAAATATAGAGAGGCTATTGAAATTTATGTTGCATATGCAAAACAACATAGAAATAATAACTTAATAAGTCTTAAAAATTCTATAATGTCTGCTATTAATAGTGGAAAAAATACAATTACCTGAAATAATAAATCTATTGAAACTAATTTAAATAATCTTTTAAAACCATATTTATTAGGAAATTATAGGCATATAAATGGAATAAAAGAACTAGATGATTTAGGCTTAATTCTAATGCAAAATAAATCTGACAATAGTTATAGTATATTAAGTATAAGTTCTTTTCTTCAAGAAGCATCTTATAGTAATGATTTATTATTTGGGGACTTGGAATATATTAAATCTTATTTATTTTTTAATAATTTTTATGATGTTTTAAGAATTGATAAAAATAAAATTGAAGATATAATAGTATTTAATCTACAATCCGGCAGTTACTATTATAGAGATCTAGATTCTACCTTTGAATCTTTTAATAATTTAATGAAACAAAGACCTTTAAATAATAGATTAGATTCATTTACAAATTTAAAAGATACTATAGAAAGTGCTAAATATATTATAAGAAATGTTTTAAGATCATATAATAAACCTAATAAAACAACTTTAGAAACTATATTATCTCCAATTATTAATGAGTCTATTAATGTAGAAGATTTAGCAACTGTTAAATTAAAACAGCTGATGTCAAAATTTAGAGATGAATTTCCTCAAATCACATCAAAAAAACCTAAAGATAGCTTAAATTTTAATGATGATATTGAATATTTATATGGAATATTATCAAGAATATTACTTTTAAAAGAAGATATAACTCCTTATGGAGATACTGGGAATTTAAAGGAATTTGGAGTATCTTTTTCTGATGTTAAATCTATTTTTAAACCATTTTTTAGTGATAAAAAAGAGGAATATGATGCTAATGGAAGAAGAATACAAGGAATAATTGGTGGGACAATGACTATCCCTCCTGATAAAATATCATCTGTAGACTTAAGAAATATTAATTCCTTGATTAATAGTGGAAACTCATTTGTAAGACAAATATTTTATAAACAATCTTCTCATTTAAGAAGTTTAACTAGAGGCTTTTTCAAACAAATAAATTATACTCCATCTGAACAAAATTGGTTAGGTAACTATAGAAATAAATTTGAAGGAATGTGAGTAAAAGATGGAGATTCTATATCAAATGCATGAAAAGTAAAAAATCCATACTTATATGATGTTAATAATTCTATGAAAGACTCTGAAAGAGCTTATTTAACAAAATTGCTTTTTGAGATAAAAAGATGAGAATTAGGAATTTCTGAAAGTTCAGATATAAATATAACTTCATTGGATACTTTAAAACAATCTAAAGACGGATTAAAAGTATTGGAAGCTATTGAATCTGGAGAGTATTTTAGAATGCCTTTAGTTAAAAATCAACAATTAACTAAAGTTGGGGCATTGTGAAAAGATGGGTTTTCTGGATGAGTAGATAAAGCTAAAATGATTGGGGAAGAATTTAATGACTTCTTTGATGAAAGAGAATTACATGAAGAAGAACGTTCAAATATTTATAAAAAAGAATTGGGCTACTATGAAATGTATAATATATATGAAATGCAATTAAATAGAAGCGGGTTTATAAAAGAAATGGTAGATAAAAATTCTCCACAATATTATGAATTAAATCTTGATATAATTGCTCATAGAGTGGCTTTCGCAAAAATAAGACAAAAATACATTGACTCTATATTACCTACTATTAATGCGTACATGTGAGAGATGAAATTAAGAGCTGGTATAGGTAATCAAGATATTTCAAATGCTTTAGACTATATAACTCAAAGAGTTAAAACTGCTTTGTTTGATTCTCCTAATGTTTCAGAAGATGCCATAGATGCAGTAAAAATAGTAGCTCCTTTAAAGGCTATTACAACTGCTGGAATGCTAGCTTTTAGACCTATGTTATTACTAAAAGAATTAGGTGTTGGACTATATAAAGGAATAGCATTAGCAGCTACTAAAATATATGGAACTCAACAATTTGGTATAGAATCTTATTTTAAAGCTTTGGGAAAATTAGCTACTATTGATAAAAAAGCTTCTTCAGAATTTAATTTAATAGATGCTATTAATTTTTACTATGGTTTTGCGAATACTGATGCTAATAGTCTTGTCCAAAAAATGCAAACTAATAGAAGAGGAATTTTAATGGGGTTAGGTCCATGAATGTATTCTACAAGTACAGCTCCTGATTATTATAATAGACTTTCATTATTTTTAGCTAAGATGATAGAAGAAGGTACTTATGAAGCACATTCTATAGTGGACGGATATTTACAGTATGACGCCACCAAAGATAAAAGATTTACAAAATATTTTGCAAATAGACATCTTCATAAAAATAGTGCAGGAAAATATATACCAGCTAAAAATGATGAAGAATATAACAAACAAAGAAATTTGTATACCCTTACTATGAAAGAGCTTAATGAGAATGGCGAAAGATTTGGTAATGTTGAGTTAACTGAAGAAAATGATATACTTCCACAGGCTTATTCTGAAAAAGAAAGACTAAGTTTTAAATCTTTTGTTGATACTGTATATGGTTATTATGATAAAGATTCGCAAGCTTTATGGCATCAAACTTGATATGGTATAATTTTTCTACAATTTTTACAATTTTGGCCAGGAAAGATGAGTCAATGGTATGGAAAAGAAATTACTGCAAAAGAAAGTATGATGGGAGAACACGTTCAAAAAACAATCACTCGTGATGGTAAAAAAATACCTATATGAAGAAAAGCTATATATAGTGATTCAAATCCAGAAGAAATTTTAGGATTCAGTGAAACAGAAGAATATACTGGAGATCCTCATATAATATGGATTGGAAGACCACAAGAAGGTTTAATGCAATCAATATTAAAAACTGCAAGGTATTTTTTCCATGGAGAAATGGGAGAATTTAAAAGTGATGAATTACTTCAAAAAAGATTTCTTTTTGGAATCGCTGACGGATTATTAATGATGTTATTATTTGGAATAATAGCGAAACTTTTAGCAGGATGAACTGAAGAAAATGGAGTTGAAGGACTTGAAGAGGATACTATAAAATTCTTTCAAAAAGTTGCAGAAAAAGCAGAAAAAGAAGGAAGTTTACCGCAAAATACATTTGGAGCTATAAATACAACTCCTGCTTTTGTAAGCTATGGAACTAAACTTTGAACAGATATGTTAGATGTTTTTGAAGGTAATAAAACAGTGTCAGACTTTTCTAAAAATGTAAAAGCTTTTGAATTATTTAATCAAGAGTAAGAAAAAAAATGCCCCTCCACACAATTAAGTGTAGAGGGGCATTTTGTATTTAGATAAGTGAGTAAAATTCTTCCGACATCTTTTCTCTGTGATGTCCATTATATACAGCAGGTCTTTCGTAATGGTCTGAGAATAATTTAGTAGCTTCTTTTACATTAGAGGATTTAATCAATTTATTAAAAGCATTTCTTTCTGTTGTGTTCAACTCTTTCCATATAAATTCTAATTGTAAATCAACATCATCTAAAGATTTTCTTTTTTCAGCAGAAAATCTTTTTAAGCTGTCTAATCTTTTACCATTCCATTGAGCCAGTCCATAAGATTGTCCAGTATCTCCTAAAACACCTGATCTGAAGGAAGATTCTGCAAATAAATTACCAGCTATTGCAGCAGATTGCTCTTTACTTAATCCTTTACTCATAAAGAATTCTGAGATTTTCTTACCGGTAGACAGCTGTTGAGAACTTAAAGAATATCCAGTAGTTGGCTGATTTATATCTAAAGAAGATCTACTAGGGCTTTCAATAGTATTTACAGGAGGGAGACTTTCTTCAGTCTTTTTCCTAGTAGGAAGTGTAACTTTTTTAATCTTTTCTGCATTAGTTTTTGGAGGTTCAAAATCATCAATACCAAAAAAGGTTTTAATATGATCGCTTGCAGCTCCAAAATATTCTGTTAAATTCCCAAAAGGAGTTAAAGATTCTACGATATCATCTTTAGTAGGATTTATTTTCAATTCGGGTGTTGTGTGTGTAAAAGGGTATTCCATAGTTATTATTAATTTAATTTGTAAAATTACAAATTTTTAATAACATAAATTTAAAACAAATCAGAAAAAAAAATAGGGGGAACCGCATTATCTGCAGTTCCCCCTTTTCTTGTTATTTATCAATATAATTTTGATAAAATGTTTAGACTATATTAGTCTTAAGTAAATTTCCATCTTTACTAAATACTCTAGTTATAGAAATATCTAAAACCTTGGCAGCCTTTTCTGCTGCAAAACCAATATTAAAAATACCAGATTGAATAAGTTCTGCTATTGCAGCAAGTTCAACTTGAGAAATATCTTTATCTAAAGTATGTTTTGTATAACTTATGATAAAATTATTCAACTCTTGTAGAGTTATGGATTCATTTTTTAGTATTTTTACTACTGTGTTTCTATCCATTGTTTTTGATTTTTTATGGCTATTATTGAATTTAAAGAACATTTTAACGGATTTTTTGATGAGTAAATATTTTAGCCATTTTGGTGATAGCAAAAAATCACCCTTAGCTAAGTACTACTTTATGTATAAAAGTTAAGAGAAAGTCTCCTAACTATGTACAGACGTAAAATAAAAATTTTTATACACTTTCAAAAAATAAAAGTCACTAATCTTTGAAGTACAGCTCTTCCTCACATTCATCACAATACTGAGGCTTGAGTTTTATCTCGCCTTTAAAAGCTAATTTTTCATCTTCTGTAAAATCTACCCAGTATTTTATAGTTGCACTACATTTTGAGCACAACATTACTGGGTATCCTCCATTAAACTTAAAAACTGCTCTTTTTTTCATATTACTTCGTATTAGTTTTTACGCCTATTTTGACTTCCTGGTTTAGTGTATGTCCCAGGTTTTTGAATATTAGATTTACTAATTACAGAGTCCTTAATAAAATCTAATATTCTCATGTCTCTTTTTTTAATACTGTTCTTATATTTCACTGTTAATATTTTTGAATTCTTGAATAATACTTAATACTATATCTAATTGTTTTTCAGAAAGATCATGTGCACTAATTAAGTCATCTTGAGTAAGTGGTATAACATTTTCTTCTTCAATAAGAATATCATATTCATCATAATAAGATCCATTTTCTATACTAGTAACAATCTTAACTTGATCAAAATTTTCACATACAACATCACCTATTTTAAAAGAATTAGTTTTTATTTTTGGAGGGTCATCAAAATTTATTCTACTATGTCTAGCAATCTTCCAAGTAGTTATATCCACAAGTGTTATAGGATGTCTAAATTCAGCAACTGTTTGGCAAACATTAAATCCGAAACCTCCAGTAGAATCATCTTTTCCTAAATAATTCCATTTAATATTTCCAAGAAAAATGTTACTCTCTTTGACAAACCAATTTTTAAAAGATTCCCAATCTGGATGAGTTTCATCACATTGTACAAAAAATCTTTTTGGAAATGGGTTAAAAGAATAATAAAATAAGTTCCACAATTCCAAACTTATTAAAAAACTTCTATTACCAAAACTACCAAGAGTAGGAGAGGTTACATATTTTCCATCAATATAACCAAAATATTCATCTTTGTTTTCAGGAACTCGAGCAATTAAATTTTCAAACCATTTTTTAAAATGGGGCCAAATAATACTACTTTCATCTTTTTTTAATAAAAAATTTTCCATATTATTACATTTTTATAAATTCACTGAAAGAGAAATTAGCAATCATATTAAATTCTAATGAGCTGATTAAAGATATATCTCCAACCTTTACAGGGGCACTCCATAAATATCCAGTATCCATATTTAACAATCCACACTTTTTGCTACTTGTCTGTGCTAAAATATACATACCATCTGGACCTTTAAATTTATCCCCAATTAAATAATTAGTAATAGGATTGATTCCTAATAAATATTTATCTAGCAATTCTTTAAGTATACCAGTAGGACTTATTAATTGTTTTCCGCCAAATTCATTTTTAAAACCTGTTAAGGTATTGTATAAATATAACATTTCATCATTATATTGTGAAAATTTATATTTACCAAGTAATTCATCTAAATACTGATTAATTGTTTTACTTTTCATAAAAACTATTTAATTTTATTTCCGCTATTTCATTTATATTTAATCCTATTATAGTAGAATCTTTTATAGGAACTCTATGTGTTATATGATAATGTCCATGATACCATAATTTAGGATTATAATAATCAAATAATTCCAAACATATTTTATGTTCTCTATCACAATCCAAAGCTAGTTTTTTATCAACATCATAAGAAATCTTTAACCAATCTGGCATTGGAGGTAAATTACATTGTATGGAGTCTCTATCTACAGCATGAGTTATTAAAACATCTATTTTCATGTTTTTTATTTCCGCATAGTGTTTAACATTAGACATTTCTTCTCCATACCAATAATCAGTGTTAAGTTTTCTAAACCTTCTATCAACTGATACAGCTCCACCAACACATAATATTTTAGTAGTATCTACTTCAACATAAGTATAGTCCGGAACCAAGATAAATCTATCATTAGAAATATCTTTGCGTATATCCTCATTTAAAAAATACTCAGGATTATCGTGATTTCCTCTTATAAATATTAAATGCAGATTTCTTTTTTCTAAGAATGCATCAAAATTCTTAGCAATCATTTTCTTTATTTTAAAGACTTTAGTATCAGAAAATCCAAATCCACAATCTCCTGCTATAAATACTACACAATTCTCTACATTTTTTAACAATGTATGCAACACTTCAAATGTTCCATGTATATCACCTATTACAGCAATAGCTTTATTTTCAAATTTTAAAAACATATTAAAAACTATTTTCTCCGTAAAGATTTTCTAATTCCCAAAGTTCTTTATATTCCAAATTAGATTCTGGATATTTATCCTCAAGTTCTTTTATTAAAAAATCTTTTCTACGTATATTAAAATATCTAGATTCTATGGAATCAGCTAAATCTCTAACATCTTTTGGGCCTATAACAGTCATTCTTAAGTCATAATCAAAATATTTAAATTTATATTCTAAAAAATGAATTCCATTTGTAAGTTCATAAATAAAATTATAAATAACATCATTATTATTTAAACGAAGTATTGATACAGCTCTTAAAAACCACCTTGGAACCCAATAAGGTTTAGCTACATAATCCATATAAACTATTAAAGGTTTAATAAACTCAAAAAGATCTTTTTTACAATGTTTAGGATTAGGAATATTACCTAAATATATGTATTTTTCATAGAAATCTTTAGGAAAAAATATTCTTTTTAAAGTATCAAATAATTTATCCATACAATTTAACTTCTTTAGCATAGACATCTTCTTCACTATATAAACATTCCATAGAACCAAAAATTTTATAGTCTACAGAAGAATTATACCCAAATAAACTATCTGAAAGCATCATTATAAAATATTCTGCATTATCAAGTGAAATATTGTCTAAATTATCAAAATTAGCTACCTTAATATCACTAAGAATATCTTTATTCTTTGCAATATATTTAAGAGTTTCTTCACTTATTGGACCATATAATGATAAAATCCCATCATAAGAAAATAGATCTTTACATATTTTATATATGTTTTTAACTTTCTCTACATCTTCAAATACAAATTCACTTGTTTCATAATGCAAATCTTCAAAGTCTTCAAGAGATTTTATAGTCACATTATAACCTTTATTTAATATTTTTTTCGAATGTTTCATTTGTTTACCTATTATCTCCAGAACCACTAATTACTCCACGTATTCTTCTGGATTCTATTTTTACTATGTTCATTCTCATAATTTCTTTAAGAGTATATCCAATATTTTCTGCAACAGCGGTTACATAAAATAAAGCATCTCCTAACTCAAGTGCAATGTCATGTTTAGATTCTTCATCAAAGATACCATCTTTGTCTCTAAGAACTTTTTTGACTTTTTCTGCAACTTCTCCAGCTTCTCCATTTAATCCTAGTACCGGATAAATAATATTTTCTCCTTTACCAAAATTAACATTGGATAACGCTCTTTGACTATATTCTTCTACTGTCATTTTATTGCTCAACTAAATGTCTATATTGAATAAATCCTTTAAAATTACGACACCAACCTTCTTGTTCAGTATATCCATTTACATCTGGATAAGGAGAGGTTTTAGTAAAATTTCTATATTCTAAATCACTCATAACTTGAGCACAATGTTCAAAAGGACTCATATGCTTACTTTCTAATAACATATCATGTAACTTAACATCAGCTTCATAATCAATTTTTGGATTATCACCAAGAGTTTCATAAGATATACGGGCGCAACGAGAAGTTGCTATTTTAATATCTAAATTAATAGGTTGGTTTTCTAATGAATATACTTTTCTGATAGAATCCCAATCAAACCTATCACCAAAAGGAATATGCCATTCTCCTGCTTGTAATTGCTTTGGATTAGATTGATTATAAGCATCCCACATCATTTCAGCAATAGCTTGAATATGAATTTCTGCTTGAGAATCATTAGTTAAAAGTTTAGATGTATCAAGATTACCTGCCTCATCATCTGCTCCCATATCTCTATTAAGACCAGCATATATAGATAAAGCACACTTTAAATCTTCTTTACTTTTAGAAATCATCCCTTCTAAATATGTATGCTTATATCTAGGACACCTTAATTCAAAGAAATTATCATATTCAGTGCCGGTAATAATTTCAGTATGCCATAAGAAAGGTTCTAAAAGTCTATTACAAAGTTGTTTGGTGGTTCTAAATACATGAAGTATTGATGCAGCTTCTACAGCTTTATCTCTTGCTAATAACCACCAATCATCTAAAGTTTTAGTAAAATCTTTATAATCTTGAAGTAGGTTTTCAATTAAGATAACCTTTTCATCAATTTCATTTTTTAAAGCGTAATATTTTTTCGAATCTCTTTCAAAATATAATGTATTTACTAAAGCAGTTATGAAAGAATTAAGATTAAAAGTATCTGTCTTTGATAAATACTCTGTTCCTTGCATACCTGGATGATCTTTTTGCCAAGCAATTGGAATAAATGGATCTTCTTTTACCATTTTAACCATCTTTTTAAATGGTATGGCTCTACTACTTGCAGAATTTCTGCTTAATATCCTATGTCTACACATCTCCGCATGAATAATACGCGGATAAGTTACTTTATATGTTATGATCCTGTCTCCTTGTAGACCAACAGAATCAGCTAAAATACTACATTTATACATTACTCTTAAACCTTGTTAATATTCTTTTATATCTAATAATATTATCTTCGCATTCTTTTATGTATTTTTCAATACTATGAAACAAAAATTCTATTAATAAGGGATCTGTTACAGTGTTTTCAACAGTGAGAGGATAATTAAAATAAAAAACTTCACTATGATTATGTATATAAAAAGTTCTACCTGTAGTACCTAATATAACAGTTCCTCCATCTCTAAAGAAATCAATACTTTTAATTTTAAAATATTCCCCTTTATTGACTATATAATTTTTTAATTCTTCGTTACTCACTTTTAAACATTAATTTATTAAATTGCTCATTATCTAATATAAATCCAGAAGCCCCTTTATGACCGCCTCCGTCAAATTGTTTAGCTATTAAAGTACAATCAACTTCTCCATTATCATTATAAACACTAAAATTCCATTTACCATTTGCATACCAAAAGCAAGCACAACCATCATAACCATCTTTATGATAATCTATACCAAAGTTAACAGGATTAAAACGTTCTTTGTTAATACATATAAATTTACGTCTTAAAGTAGATATTTGTTTGCCAAAATTATCCCTTGTTATATTCATAAAAGGTTCTGATAATTCAATCTCAAATCCATTCTTATAAGTTTGTTTAGCTTCTGTACAGAGATACCTGTAGATAGGTGCTCCAGATTTCCAAATTACTCCTTCAATAGAGTCCGCATATCTTATGCCTTTTACCCTACCATTAATAGAATCTATTAAGCATTTATAAGCTTCCTCATAATTATCAATAGTTTCTCTTGCCCCATACTGAAACTCTAAGACTTTTTGCTCTTCATCAGTACCCTTATGTCCAAAACAATCATACCTACCAAGAAATCTAACAAGTTCAGGCATTGGTTTATCAGGAAAGAAATATTTCCATGTAAGTTCACAAGCTGCAAATTTAGTATCTCTCAGACCACAGGGTAAATCTAAATCATATTCATATTTATTAGCATAATTAAAAACATCATTTATAACAGATATATGATGATCTATCCATATGAAATTACTACCATATCTTTCATATAAATTAATCATTGGTTGAATAGCTTCTACTGATAAGTCTTTAGTTTTGAAACTAATATCACACATAATAACTCTATCATATTCAGATAAATCAGGAATAGGTTGCCCATAATTATAACCAATATAGTCTTGAGTACCGCCTTTACGTTCTGTAGTAAAATAATGTTTAACTATCGCTGCACTCATCCATCCATCAAGGTCAATTGAATGATATATACATACTGTTTTCATATATTATTCATTTTCTTGCTTAAGTAATTCATCTGCAATCATATAAGCACTTTTTACATATGATTTAGCATTATCTATTCTATTGTCAGTATACAAACCTAATCCATTTTTCATTAATAACCCTTGCATAGCAGCACAAGCTGCGTAGAATCTTTTATTAATTCCAGGAAGAAATTCTCTATGGGTCAAACCAGAACCTGTATCACTTAAATATTCTTTTTCACAAGGAAATGCTGGCTCTTGTCCTAATTTACTCATTTTTATTCTTTTCTAAATTATTTTCAAGATATTCTTTATATAATCTAAGTTGATATAAGACAAATCTTTCAGATTCTAAACCCTCTAAAATTGAATCTATTGAAGAGTTTATAAATTCAATTTTATTATCTTCCCATCCTAAAGGAGTGATATCATTTATATTAGAAACAGCATACATTTTTAGCAATGTTTCTGAATCTTTACAAGAATTTTCACGTTCTAATATAGCATTAGAAACTTCTTGTAATTCGTTATTTTTATTAAAGGCTATGCTTTTTAAAAATATATTTGTATTAAAATCTGTTCCCCAAGACATATTACCAGTCGATATTAATTTGATATTCTCCGGGTTCAAGTAACCCTCTTTTACATAAATCTGAAGCTATAACATTTACATCAGGATAAAAATTTCTCTGCCAAAACAATCTATTTTGCCAGTGATATTCAGGATTAAAATGTTTAGCGGTATCTTCTGGGGAAGTATTTAGCCAAGTTTCAAAACTAACTCCCATTTCTCCTCCATTAACCTCAAATGGTATTTCTGTATTTTCAAAATCTTCTTCGTAAACTGCATTAGTACTAATTGTTACAACACCTCTTAGTTTACAACCATCTTGTTGTTGAAAACAATAAATTTTATTGTATGTCTTCTCTACAAAATTATCCCAGTCATCTGAATCTATTTGTTTAATATTAGTTATTCTCATAATGTCCAATTTTGATAAGTAAAATAACCTTTTTGTTCTTCTTTAATTTCGTTAACACATTCATTCCATTCTTCAAGACTAATTAATTTTGGATTATTTTCGAAATCTTCAATTCTATCCCAATATTCTATACATCCATCATATCCATAATAATTCCATGATCTACCAGTTAAGTTTTGATCGTAAGTTTCATTTAGCCAATTAATATATTTAAGCCATAATGGATTATCTTTATCTGCTAAAATTACAAAATATTGTGGTAATTTTTTCATATTATTTTATTGTTTAAAATGTAATCAAATGCTGCGCTATATGCTTCCTTGGGTGTTTTATAATATTTTTCAGTAGATGAATAGATACATTTAAGATTTTCCCCAATATCACATATTCTAAAAAAGAATAATAAATTTGCATCAAAAAAATCTCTACAATCAACATCAGCTGTAACCCAAATATTATGATTAATTAACAACCAATTAACAACTTGCCAATGTTCAGGCGCATTACAAATATGTAATTGATTTTTTCTTCTAACAAATTGAAATGTATTTTTATGCTTTTCACTATCAGGTAAACCACATTTATACAAAATCCCATCATGTTTAAAATTTTGAAAATCATTAATATAATAATGACTACACGCTTCATCAAATCCTTTTTCTTTAAGCAATTTAGCCTGCTTAAATGTTACGTATGTTGGTTCAATTTTTGTAGTATTTTCCATAAATAAAAATTATTTATATAATTCTGGATATTTTGCTTTATCTTCTGTTAACCACGATTCATATCCTGGATTAATACCACATTCTTTTACTTTACCTATTATGTATAATAAAACACATAATAAAATAATCCCTATCATTAATTCAATCATGTTACTTTATGTTCTTAAGTGGGTAAGCATTTAAAATTGAGTTTCTATTTATACCAATAATACCCTCAAACCTATCTGTCCAAATATTGAGAAATTCTTCCATCCAATCTTCTTTAACATCGTAATGAGTTAAAAAAGCATTTTCAAGAATAGCTTCTGCTTGTGCTTTGCAATGAAGTTTAGCAAATTCAATCATCATTTTTTCTATATAATGAGAGAATGTAAAACCAAATTTTAACCTAGATTCCGTTTGCTTTCTAAATTCTTCTGCTGTTGGTACTCTATTCATGACTTTTTACTTTATTTTATCAAGTGAATAAGCATTTAAAATTGATTTCTCATCAACCCATATTTCTCCAGTCCCATAATCTGCTGGATTTTCTTTTGCTATAGCATTTTCACCTGCTGCTTTTAAAGCTGCCTCAACGTGAAGTTTAGCAAATTCAATAACTTTTCGTCTAACATGTGCTGCCATTTCAGGATATTCAGCATCCATTATAGAGTATTCTGTTTTAAATAATTCTTCTGCTGTTGGTAATTTACTCATGATACTTTTTGTTTATTATACCACTTGATAAATTCAACTATTGCAAGCCAAGTACCTTCTAATTCTGAAAAAGAATTTATCTCAATAAATGGCATTGGATAGGTTATATAAACTCCTTTAATTCTAATTTTGATAGGTTTATCCAACTCATTTAAATGAAATTTAGCACACCTATTTGTATTAAAAATATATCTCTGTCCATCTTTGTTTCCATGATTAGTCATAGAAATCTTTTCAACAACTGGCATTAACCAATCCCAAGAGGAGTGGTATCTTAATATATCTAAACAAAATTTATCACTTGGAGTTCCTATATCTTTTAACCAACTTTTAATATCCTCTTCTGAAAAAGGACTTAATGCTATAAGTCTGTTTCCTTCAATGATTTCTTCTCCAGACATTACATTAAGGTTTTAAAGCCATTTCAAAAATTTCTTTATTGGCTTCATATGCTTCCATTAATATTTCTATTGATTTAAATGTGGGTGTAGATAAAGAAGTCCATTTTCCATGAAGATAGTCCATCTTATTTTCTTCATTATCCCATGTTGGAAAATATTTTGACTGCACATCATTTGTGTAACCACCTTCCCATCCATCATTGTAATATTCAGCAATAATATATAGCTGACATAATGCTCTTACTTTTTCTGCAATACGATTAGAAGGCAAATGAGTTCTTGTTGATTTATCAAAACTCCTAGTATAACGTGTTATTTCTCCAAACGAACTAAGACAATACTGAGTTTTCCCTAGGTTATTTAATTGTATTTCTTCCCAAGTTGGATTTTCTTTTCCAACTTTTTTAAATTGTATGAGATCAAAAGTTGATTTTTCTTTATCAATTTCGTATCCTTTTGGAGGTATGATTTTAATTTCTTTGTCCATAATTATTGTTTTAATGCTGTTTCAAATATTTCTTTATTTGCTTCATAAGCTGTTTGTAATATTTCTGCTGATTTAAAAACTGGATTGGCTGATGAATAATTTCTGGATGAAGTATAAAAAGGCTCATTTCCATATTTAAAACATAAGTAATGTTTTATACAATTATCATCTTCCCAATCAGCTACCCATCCATCATTATAATACTCGGCAATGATATACAACTGACATAAGGCTATTACTTTTTTGGCAATGTATTCAGATGGTAAGTGTGAGGCGGAATGAGATACTGAGTCAAGGTTATTTGTTTGAACATCTCCAACAGACCTTATAAAATACTGCGTTTTACCAATATTCTTTTCTTGTATTTCTAACCAAGTTAGATTCTTTTTCTCAATTGGTTTAAATTTGATATGATCAAAGGTAGAGTTTACTTTGTCAATCTCATAACCTTCTGGTGGTGTAATTTTAATTTCTTTATCCATAATTATTGTTTTGAAATTAGCCCTCCTACAAAAGCATTACCATATTTAGGGTCTCTTCTATTACCTATAGTTTCGCAAAGAGGGATATCATTATTTCTTAAATCTTTTTTAACTCTACTTGATATTTCTTGTTCCTCAAGATACCATTCAGCAAATTTTCTAAAAAGATGTTGAGATATTTTAATAGAAGTGGGTCCAATAACAAGAGTAACAAAAGCTGGTTGTACAGTAAGACTATTTTCATTAATAGCAATGCCCTGCTCATTAAGTTTAGAAACATCAACGCTATCCTTACAATCTGCAGGACTTAATTTATTTTTATATGTAGTGTTCATAATTATTTGGTATATTTTATAAATAATTCATTAAATTCTTTTTCTGATAAAAGAGTAGAAAAAGGTATAAATTTTCCATAATGATTTCTAATTTTTAAATATTTAATAGCAAAATAATATGAAGATTCTTTACATTTAACATATTCTTCAACTATTTCTTCTTGAGTCATAGTAAGTTTCTTATAGGAACAAAATAAGCAGAACTTCCTGTCTTATCTTCACTACCACCACAAAAAATGGATTCTTCACTATCCATATAATGTTGTGATTCGGGCCATTCAATTAACATGTAACCATTACTTATACAAAGTAATAGTGTTTTTAATTCATCTGGAGTTTTTTCGCCATACATTTCAAATACTGCTTGACCAAGTTGCTCCATTGCAATTTCAAAATTTGTTTCCATTTTAAATTCCTATCACTATTTTTCTATTTTTTAAAATTTCTATATCTTCTTCAGACATATCAGGACTTATTATAAATGTATATTGATCTACATAGTTCAAACAACATTTTAAATTTAATTCTTTAGATAAAGAATAGGCTTCATCAATGGCAGCTTTACGATCTCCAAAATATTTAGATGTTCTAACAACTTCTAAATTTAACATGATGTTTTCTCTCATAGTTTATATATTTTCTACTAAGTCAATTCCTTCTAAAATTGCATTTTCTCTAGCTTCCTCATAAGTTTTCCATTCTTTAGGAGAAACACATATATCTTCATCACTAGAAGATTTATAATAAATATGCCATTGAAAACAAAATTTATCATCTTCTAAAAATCCTTTATCAAAAACATCTGGTTCAATAATAATATCATGGTTAATTCTAAACCAATCAATCGCTTGTTGCCACAAAGGAGCTGTACATTGTTTTACTCCTCCATAATTAGATTGTATTGTTGAGTTTTGACGTTCTAAATCAAAATATTCAAACATATTAAATTCTGAATCCTTATCAAAAAATCCAAAACACTCTTCATTAAAACCTAGTTCTTTTAAAGCTAATGCTATTTTGTATGTTACAAATTGTTTTTGCATAATCCTATTAATTTTTTAAGACCTTCTTCATTTCTATATATATTTTGAATTTCATCATCATAAAAGTCAAATACAAGCCAATCTCCTTGATCGAATTCAATAGAAAAAGTACTATTATTAATATCAAATTTAGTGGAAAGAAATTTAAATGCCTGCTGCCAAAGTGGGGCTAGAATTGAATATTTATCTTTAGTATTTGATGAAGATGTTTTATAATATAAAGACCCTTCTTTACAATCTATTTTCCATCCTTCGCTAGTAATATAATGAGCAAAACACTTTTCATTAAAATTTAGCTTTTCTAACTCTACTGCAATTTTATAAGGTACAAATTGATTTTTCATTATTTAATTTGATTTATAGTGTTGAGAATAGATTGTTCATCAATAATAACAAATCTTCCATCTTTTAGACATAATTCAGTAGATGTCTTACCATCTATTTGAGAATTACATGGAATTATCATAGCATTTTCAACAGCAAGTTCTAAAGTTTGTTCACAGGCTTCTCTCATTGCTAATTTAATTAATTTAGCTGTTCCAGGAAATCTGTATGAAAATATATCCCAATCAATATCTGCATTAAGAATCTCTTCTAAGTTTATTTCTCTCATAACTTAACTTGTTCAATGGTGTTAAGAATAGATTGTTTGTCAATATTATAGTATGTATACCCAGGCCCTCCATGTATAGATTCAGCTACTTCATGCTGAATAACTTCAGCATTATCAGCAGCAAGTTCAAGTGTTTGCTTACAAGCTTCTTTCATAGCAGTTCTCATATCAGGGTATGGAAATGAATCTTTACTTTCATTCCATTGTTTATCTGAAAGTCCATGTTGAAATTTGCGTTGTATCTCCTCTAAGTTTACTTCTTTCATTGTAAAAATGTTTTGTATATAATCTCAGATTCAAAATTTAATTCTAACCAAGAATCAATTAGGTTTTTCATTCTAAGTACTGAATGTATATCACCTAATAACTTAGACTCTTCTTTAATTTCTTTTGTTTTAAGTCTTTTCTTATTTTCAAGAAGTTTTAACTTATCTAAAATATACTCTTGATCTTTCATTGTTATTTATTCTTCTAATAATGTGTTAAATTCGCCTAATCTAAAATATTTATATAACCAAATAAATGGTGCTACAATAGGCATAATAAAAAATTGAAAGTCTGTTATAATATCCATTTTCCAATGAATACTGCCAAATGATGCAACCATATTAATAAATGCTATAAACATTACAATAGGACCAGCAATCATAGTAAATATAATCAATTGTAGTAAAAACCACCATATAAATATAGTTGGAAATAATACTATTCTCCAAAATATACTTAAATGAATTATCCCTTCTCTTGGTATATTAAGATCTTCTAAATCTATTTTATCCATATTAAGATTCTGTTAATTTCTTAAATTCTTTATTAAAATGTTTTATAGCTTCGGTTATAGATTTTAAATCATTTACTTCTAGTTCAGTACCGCAAGTCACTTTGTTTTGTTCAACGTCTAAAATACTAAATTTGAAAGGGTCTGCTATACCAGTACTTCCATGTAATTCTATTAAAGTACCATCAATATCATAAGTGATTAATAACTCTGTAGTAACTACTTTCATTATTCATCAAGTATTACAGTTAGACTTCCAGTCCAATTCAGTGTATTTAATTCATTCCAATAAGTATCTTCATCTTGTTCTGAAATATCTTCAGGATCAGCAAGAAGTACTCTATGTAATCCAATTATATAATTATCATCACCAGAGGCAACAATATTTTGTAAGCTGTCTATTAATTTTGACATATTTAAATTTTTATTATTAATAAATCATGTAGTTATTCTAATACCCTTTTATGTGTACTACAACCTGCTGAACCTATCCGAGTTTTTCAAGGGTACAGGTTTATGATTAACTTGTTTTATTTAGTGTAATTTTTAGCCATTTGGTTTAGTACAAAATATTCAAATTCTGAATCAGTAGATTGTTCTTCATATTCAGCATTGCTATAGAAGTGCAAAGTTACTCCTAAATTTGAATATCTTGCTGTATTTATTTCTCCAACAGAATTTACAACTAAATCTCCTTTTGCAACTGTGGTAATAAATTTAAGCATTGAACTACTAACTGGAATAATTATAGTTTCTCCTTCGTAAGTCATTTTACTTAATATGTAGTCATCTAATATTTTAATCATATAAATTTACATTATGTTTTAATAATTTCCCATTACTTCCTATATGATATTTAAAGCATTTAGAACACTTGTAAGAAACTAATTTATGAATTCTTTTAGGTTCTTTATTTAATCTTTTACAAGCTTCTATAGCTTCATCCATAGTATTGAATTTAACTTTTGGTTTGCCAAAAGTAGTCATACATTCCATATCTATTCATCATTTTCAATTAAAAAATTCGGATTTATAACTTTAAAACTAAAAAGTTTTTTACCGTTTTCAATAGACCTAACTACAATTCCTTCTCTTTGTACATTAGGATTTATAATAGAATTACCTTTACTAAGCTCAACTAACTCTTGAACTGTAGATCCTAAATCAGATAAATATGGAAAAATAGTACTTACTGTCGAATTACTATTTGCTAAAGTGAAAGTATGTGGAATGATTGGAACAATCTCAAGACCATACTTTTCACAAAAAATTCCCATTTCTCTATAATCATATTGATAATTTTTTTCATGGTCTATAATATTAAATACCCACATAGTAGGTTCTTTAATACCATATTTATTACCTTGAACTTTAGTATCACCTTGCTCACCTTGAATAGTTAGTGTTGGATTCTCCCTAAGTATTTGTTTAATATTATATTTTTTAGCAATTCTCCAGTATAAACTTCTTTTATCATTTGTAGTTATTTTTCTGCTACACACAACAAATTTATATTTTTTAAAAGGGAGTTTTTTAAGTATGCCTCCAAATCTAGGAACAATTTTTCCTGTAAAAGTAACAGATTGATAATCTATTTTTTCTGTAATATAAACTTTAGAATCTTTAGATTTCTGTAATATTGTAGGCATATTTTGAATCCTCTCTTCGTCTGTTTTTGATATCCAATAAGGCCAGCCTTTTCTCTGATTTCTTGATAAAAATAATCTTCTAAACCAAGAATATCTCATTAAGAATTTTTTTAACTTATTTTTTTCAAGTTTAATCTTCTCTTCTTCTCTCTGGAGTTCAGATTGTTCAGAGGGAGATAAATATTTAGTAATACCTAATATCTCAGTTACATCATCGCCAACAAAGCCTGATAAACTACCTAATGGTAAAATTAATCCTTGACTAATTTGACTAAGAAGTTTTATAGTCTTTACCCTAAATTTTCGTTTCCTAAGAAACTCAAACTCCGGTTTATCTGGCATTACTGAATCAACTTCAACATAAACTATTATATCCCCAACTTTAAATTCCCCTTTTTTAACCACACATTCCCAACCTAAAACTCGAGCTACTTCTATCTTATCAGCTCCTTGAATTGGGGAAATAGATTCTATTATCTCTATATGCGCTAGTTTTCTATCACTCATTAAATTTGTATATTTAGAAAGTCACATTTCATATAATCTACATTATCTCCATAGTTTAAATTAACCCAATCTTCTAGGTCAAAATCATCTAAATCTGAATCCTCAATGTCACTGTATAACATGATTTCAGTTGAATTTAAGTCATAACAAAAAACTACAACGTACATAAATTATTTTTTAAAAGAGTTATAAAAATGAAAACCACTATATAACTCATCGTGATTTTCTTCGTAAGGAATTGCATGGTATAATATCCAACCTTCTCTTTCTTCTGAAAAAATTTCATCAGCTTCTTCTTCTGAGCAATCTTCCTCATCCATTATATCTGTAGAATTTCTTAAACCGCTAGCACCTGTATAACTATCATAATTTTCACAAGCTATATCAAATACTATCATTTCTGCTTCTTCTAAACTGGATGCTTCTATAACTTCATAGTTTTGAATACCTCCAAAACCACCTGCAAGTCCCCAGCTTATCGTATATAAATTTTCCATTAACACGGAATTATTAAGTTCTTTAAATAATCTACATCCTGAGTAAATATAGGAGGTTCAGAAACTTCCCAAGAAAATTTACCAGGTTCTGCAAAAAAATCTTTTGTAAAGAAATCTTTTAAAACAATCCTTCCTCTTTTGTATCTTGGGCTATAATCATTCCAATTAACTCCTTTTTCAAAAATCATATCTTGAAGTTCAAGTGAATTTTTACCATCAACTTCATTATGACTATAATATTCTTGCGAAACAGAAAAGATGGAATTTCTAGTAGTATCCTGTTGTCTCCAAATAAAATAATTTATAACTTCCGATTTGAAAGAAATTGTAAACGCTCTAGCATCAAATTCTGCCAATTTAGTTTCCGATAATATATCAAAAGGATTAAAATTAGGAGTAGTTACAGCATTTGAAAACTCTCTTAATAATCTTAATTGGTTAAATTTAGCAGTAGCCATTGACGCAGAAACACTTGCAATTTTTTGGATATTTCCATTAAACCAAGGGGAAGTATTTATATTATCAAAATCTGTAACTAATATTGAAATTTCATCAGATTGGACAAATGCTAGTTTTGCTCCTTGTATATTTTTACAAAGGTATTTAGCGGTTTCATCCATATCATTCATAAGACCATCATCAAATGGTTTATCTAATCCTACTGTGTAACTATGAAAAGCTTTTCCATCAATTCTTATTATAGTATAAGTTCTCTTAGGGAGAAAATATCTAGTAACAGATTCATAGTAAGTTTTCATTCTTTCAGATAATGCATCTTTCATATTATTTTTTATTTTGTAAAATAAGTTTTTTATTAACTTTTTCTTGAATTAAATATTTAATTTCATCAATTGCTTCTTTTGCTGAAATGTTGCCACAATGCAAATCATACGAAATACTTTTTAATAATTTATCTTTCATTAATAATATTTTAAATGTTTTAATACTATTTCTCCAATTGTTCCTAAATCAGAATTTTCATCTGTATAGGCATTATATACTTCTTCTTCTAAAGCGTCAAGTATATCAGCCTTTGTTTTCCATTGAAGAATTTCTTCAGATAATTTGTCATCCATAATTAAAGGTTCAAAGCTTTTTTAAGCCTACTTAATATAAAAAAGGTATTGAACATATTATGATCTTTTACAGCTTCTGTACAAGCATCTATAAATTTTACATTGCTTGCAATTATTTCCTCATTAGATTTAATAATCACATCTTTTTCTTCAAGAAGTGTAATTAACCCATTTTTAGTAGATTTAAGTTCAGATATTTCAGATTCCAATTTGGAATATTTTTGTCTAAGTTCGTGCTCTGTTAATTTAAAAGCTTTAGCAGATTCTAACTCTCTTTTAATATCAGCATCAATAGAATCTATAATTTGTTTTCTTAATTCTTCTTCTATTTCTTCCATACCATGAGTGGTAATAACAGGTTCTTGTTCATGAAAAAAGATACTTTTTTTAAAAAATTTCTCTGCCATTACTTCTATAATACGTTCATAACCATAATCAAAATGTACAGACCCGTTATTAATAAGATCCTGAATGCTTTTCAATATATAAGCTAATTCATGTTTTGAATATCTTACTTTCAAAAGAGCTTCTTCTTTAATAGTTTTATGTACTTTTACAACCTTCATTTTAGTACTTTCTAATGCTTCTAATTTTTCTTTCTGTAAAGTAGCTATTTGCTCTCTTAAGGTTCTTTCATTTTTTAAAGAATCTTCAAGTAGTCTTTTATTTTCTTGCATCTTTTCATATTCTGAAAGATCCATTTTTATTTCTGCCATTATTTTAAATTTTAGATTTTACAATGTCTGTTAATGCTTTAGATATTTTTTCAAGGACATTAGATGAATCATTTAAATAGTATTTTCCAAATATAGGAGCTACTTCTTTTACAGATAAACAAGGCTTATTTACCATAACATAATCCATAGCTTTTTCTTCTGAGGAAAAATATTTATCATCCATATTCCAATGTTCTACTGGGTGATCTTTAGTAGAAGTACTATATTTACCAACAGTTCTCTGTCCTGTATTAAATAGTCTCCCAACATAATATATTTTATCGCCTTCATAAAAATCTACTCCGTCACTAGTAGTAAATAAAGGAATTCGTTTAGTAACAATTACAAAATCTTTAGGCTTATCAATTTCTTGCCAATATCTTTCTTGTCCATCAATCCAATAAGACATAGGGTGCCCACAAATTTCTTCTAAAGAAGAAACAATTCTTCCAATTTGCATAAGAGCCCCATTATCTTCAGTCCAACCAACACCATCTCTAGTTTGTGAAATAAGTTTATAATATCTTATAGGTTCCCAAAATTCTGGGTATTTTCCATAGCTATTAAGTCCAACTTCATTATTAAAAACTTTTATAATAGTTCCTAATTCTGGAGACCCAGGATATTCTTTTATTAGAATATATTCCATTAATTTATCAATTCCCATTTATAAATAGAATTTAAAGTTCTAAATGTGTTATCATCAATTATCTCAGTAACAATGGAAGTACTCCAATAACTCATTTGGGGAAACCTCATTCCAAGCATAGGGACAATTCCTTCCTCTATTTCTAATTGCTTTTCAAAACCCACATCAATATTATTAGGGTGTCTTGCGTCTGGCAATTCTTCTAATTTAGTTATTTTTATTAACATTTTCTTTTTTAATTTTAAAATTTTCTCAAAAAGTCCATTTATATCTTCGTAAAAAGCTATCTCATTAAAAAAATCTTCTGTATCATTACAAACCCAAACTAATCTTCTAGGAGAAAATAACTTCTCTTGTTTAATTAATATGTTTGTCTTTTTAAAAATAAAATCTATAGCCTGCTGTTTAAGTGGGGCTAATATAGTATTAGCTGTTTGATTATGTAATTCTAATCTATTCTTATCTATAAGTACGTTTGAAACTAGTACAGGTTTTAAATCATCTATTCCATGTTTCCAAAAAGCAAAAGACGGCTCATTATAACCAATATCTTTTAAAGCTTTCGAAGTCGTGTAATTTACAAAATTACTAAATATTTCTTCTTTATTCATAACTTATTAAGTTAGTCGAAGTAGAGGGACTCGAACCCTCACTTTACAGATTAGAAATCTGTTACTTTATCCATTAAGTTATACTTCAATACCTTTAGAGGAATTCTCTAAAATATAGTTTTTCTTGCAACTAATATATCTTTAATATTGTTTATGAGATCGTCAATTGTGCCATTATTATCAATAACATAATCAAATGTATAATCATCTAATGCTGTTTCAGATTTATGTTCTTTAGGATATTCATGAAAACCATCAATATCAAATTTAGACCATTTTTCAATTTCAGACTTTCTATTAATTCTAATTACTATACCATTACGATCTAGTATACCATTAGCTTCATTAGGGAATCGTACATCAGTAATAATCCAACTAGGATATTCAGGATTTTTTATACCTTGACGTACACTAAAGTTAACAGCATGGAAATTATTATCATATTTACTAAATAAAGCATTAACCCAAGTATTACTATGTAATTGATTCCGAAATAAATCAGTACCAACATATTGTAATAATTCACGATATGTCATTACATCACCAGTATCAATACTATTTAATCTTTTTCCTACAGTTATGTGATTACCATGATCATCTAATTTAGTCCATTCATCACCCAATTTACTATTTTTAAAGGTAATATCTTCTAACTGTTCTCTTGTACAACCAGTTAAAATACATACTATATCTTTAAGAGCATCAGCAAACTTTTTTATTTCCCATTTGGAAGCAGTTACATCATAACCAACATTGATATTAATATACTCTTCCATCCATTGTTGGAAAATAAGACCATCTCTTTTTGCATACTCATCAGTTAAATATTGTATTATTAAACCTGCAGTATCCTTTCCACTTCCAATTTTACCACTTATTCCAATTATTGCCATATATTCAGTATAAAACGTCAGGCATAAAATTATTACACCTGACGTTAAATCAATTAATCGGTTCTAACATTTTGAAATACAGTTTGTAAAGGAATTCCTTCTTTTGAATATTCAAAGAATTTAACAGTCCCTTTCTTCCCTATAATATCATCCATATTATCTAAATAGTAGGCTTTTAATGCCCTATTACCAATAGGCTTTGCTTCAAATAATTTACCAGTTACAGTTTGGCAGATGAATACAAAATCCTCATCTCTTAGACCTTCTGAAAAATCAACTATTTCAAACTCATCATCTTGATACATTTTTACTTTAATCATATCAGAACCTCTTTTTCCAAATTGGTATTCTTTATCAGGCTTTCTAGCAACTAAGCCTTCAAAACCTTCTTCTACCCATTTATTATGAAGATCTTCAATTTCTTCCCAACTTTTAGTAGGAATATGTTCTAATACTTTTATTTTCAAAGAACCTTTAAATATTTCAGCAATTTCTTTTAAAATCTTTAAACGATCTTCAAAGACCATACCTGGAATTGCTAAATCATAAATCCAATATTCAAGCATTTCACATCTTGGAGACCAAGTTTCTAGTCTTGCAATACCAGAAATTTCTTGCAAATAATGTCCATGAGCATATAACTCTCCGTCCAAAGTATAATCAGGATGTTCCATTAAAAAGTCAGACAATTCTTCTGTAATTTTTGCAGCAGCAACATCATAATTTTTACCTCCCCTACTTACAGTGATAGCATGTTCTACTGGAATACTCCATTTAGTTAACATTCTAACACCGTTTAGTTTACTGGAACAGTACATAAGTTTTTGTAAAACTGAATTCTGTACTTTGTCAGAAGATTTAGCCAACATTGGTTTTAAATTACCAGATTGGTCGCTTTTAACACTAGGAACCAACGTATCTAATTCATCACTAGTTATGGAATCAAACTTTTTCTTAGTTAAAGAATCTAATCTTTTATATCCTTTATCTAAGTATTTGCTTAATACACTATTAAACTCAAGTTCGGTTTGTTGTAATACTGATCTTTTAGCTTTTCCTTTTTCAATAATTAATTCTGGTTGCTTAGTCATTTTACCTTGATATTGACCTGTATACCTATTAATTATAAAAGAATTACCTTCCTGACTCAACATTACATTAACAACTTGTATTTTATCCCTAGCATTTCTAGATACTAAAATTATGTCATTAATTACAATCATTATGCAGTAAAAAGATAAAGATTACCAGTGAGGGTAGTTACGAACTCATATTCTTTAACATCATTTTCATCTCTTCCCTCAATTACATTAGCAACTAACTCATTCATACTATCTTTAAGAATAGAAACTAATTCAGTATATTGTGGGCTATTTCTATAACAACTATGAAAAAAGTCATCAAGCTCTTCTGTAGCTTCATTTTTTAATAGTTCTCTAACTTCATCATAAGTAAATAATGAATATGTAGTATCTTCTACATAGAATTCACTAGAATCTTGATGGTCAAAATATTCTAAAATAAGATCGTCTTTTACAGACTGATCAAGTGTTAAATAATCCAATAAAATTTGTAAATTTGTCATTTCTTTATACTCCTGTACTTCCAAATCCGCCTAAACCCCTTACAGTATCTTCAAGTTCATTGACATTTTCACAAACATGCCATTCTATCTTTTCAGTTTTTATTAGAACTGCTTGAGCAATTCTATCACCTTGAGAAATAACAAAAGTTTCCTCACCTGTATTCATAATAATTACACCCCAAGAATTACGATAATCCAATTTGTTGTCGTATAAGCTCTTTATCTTATACTTCTGTAATTTCATTTGTTATATTTACAGTTCAGACTATATCATCACTTCCACCGACTGTGGAAGGCAAGGCGCTCGTGTTGACATTACTATCCTCAGCATTACCTGTTTGGATTCGGTCATTAGTCGTTGAACCTTCAAAAGTATTACTACTTAAGATTGGCTGCTGATTGTCTACTTCTAGATTTTCCAGCAATTCACCTTGTTTTAAGACGCCAATTATTTTATTATGTAAAGAAGTGTGTTCACTTCTAGTTAAAATTTGTAAATTCTCTAACCTATTATCTGTTTTTACTTCGTTTATATGATGAATATCATATATTTCTTTTAAAACATAAAAATTATCTACTAATTCAAAATAATTTTTATCAAATAAGTTATAATTCTTTTCAATAATTAATCTATGCTGTCTAATTCTACCATCTTCTCCAGATTTTGGATGATTTGGACAATATTCATAAATATAATTATTATGGAAAGTTTCAAGTCCTTTATACGAACTATTTAACTCTCCTTTTAATCCGAATTGATGATTTTTCTCGCCTTTCATATAATCTGCTTTTAATAAATTTGCACATTCCATAGAACAAGTTATATCATTTTTTACTCTTTTTAATCTAGAAGGTTTTAAATACATTTTAACTCCACATACTGCACATTCACAATTTGAGGGTTTGTTAAATTTCTGCCATTCTTCATAACATTTATATGAACAAAATTTAGCAGGAAATTTTTTTGTATCTATTACATAATCTTCTTTTTCACAAATTTCACATTTCATAATTTTTTTTATTTAAATTTTTAACTCTGCAAAGTTAAGAATTTTTTATTTATGAAAACTATAAAATGTGAGATTTTTAATATTTATCCTGGAACTATTATTTAGCGTCTATAGTACCAGGACTATTTAAAACTGTGACCCCATTCTTTAAAGCTAAACCACTTCTTGGTCTTATTTGAATTTCATACCCTTCTGGTATTGCAGTATATAAATTAGTAGGAATTAAAGCCCTACCTCCGCCAAATAAATATAATTTATTTTCTGATTCATCATATTTAGCCCAAGAAAAAAACTTACTATTTAATCCTTTTGAAAAATCAGCTTGTAAATCTACTCCAGAAGATCCTGGAGTAGCGTAATTTGGTAATAGATTATTAGAATTGTTAACTACACTAACTATCATGGTTTTCATTATTTAAAATATTAAACCAATCAGAAAAATCTCTTTTGTTTAACATATTAAGTGCTTTATCTAAATCTTCAGTATTGGGATAAAGATTTGAATATAAAACTTTACGAGCTTCTGAAACCATATAAGCTCCAAAAGATTCTAAATCTTCCCCAGTAAAAAACATCACCATTATAAATTTATTTAAACATTACTTATGAGAAACTTTGTGCTTCTCATTAAATCTATTATCCGCACTTACTTGTGCCACAATCTCTACATACCATGCATCCACCTTGATAAATAATCTTATGGCTTCCGCAAGATTCACATTGTTCTCCATGAACTAATGTTCCATCTGGTACATAATCTTTTAAAGATCTTATTAATCCGGCTTTCCAAGTATTCATACCTTTATTAGTGAAACTAAGACCTTCAACGATCTTAATTACTTGGTCCATCGGAGTATTTTGCCTAAATAAGGCAGATACAAATCGTGCATAATTCCAATACTCCTTATCAAAAATTCTAGATAATCCGCCAAGGGTATTAGTATAGCCATATGAATCAATATATCTAAAATCGTACCTAGAAGTTCCATCATTTTGCTTTACTTTAATAATAATACCATCTTCCAAAGTAGAAGGTATTGGAAATACGTCAATATCTTTAGGTCCGGTAAATATCTCATATGGATTTCCATCTAAGATACCTATAAAAGCTACCCACTCTTTTCTATCATTCTTAAACTGTTTTACTTTACAGAATAATTCAGTAGGTCTTACTTTGTTTTTCTTTTCTACTTCAGCAGATTTAACTAAAATACCACTTCTAGAACCATCTCTATATATTGTAATACCTTTCAAATTATGTTTATGAGCAGTATTATAAATAATAGAAACAGTTTCTTTTGAAACATTATTAGGTAAATTAACAGTAGAACTTATACTATGAGTAGTATATTTTTGTAAAGTTGACTGAACTTTTACTCTATCTTCAGACATAAGATCTTCAGCAGTATTTAAATGCCAAGGGGATAATTCAACTAATTCCTTTAAATTCTCTTCAGACATATTTTCTATATTACTGCCTTCTCCATCAACATAAGTTTCATACCATTTTTTGAAAGATCCATGAACTACATTATAGTTTTTGAATCCAATACCATTTTGGTCAACAAAGTCTGGAGCTTCTCCGGAATTACATTTTTTCCTTCTTACATAGAATAAACTAAAAACAGGCTCACAACCAGAACTGGTTCCAGCCATTATACTTATAGTTCCTGTAGGAGCAATAGTACTCCAAGAAATATTTCTTCTGCCATACAATATCATCCTAGAACATTCTTCAGGGAATATATCTACTAATTCAGAAAAGAATTTATTCTTTCCATCATATAAAGGCATTCTTCCAGTATAAGGATCAATAACATCTCCTTCAAAATGATATTCTTTTGTAATATCATGTGCAGGAAAAGGGCCATTAAGAATAGCTAAGTCAATGGAAGCATTTAATTCAGCTTTCATTTTCAGCTTCATAATTTGGTCTATAGTTTCCAGATCATTATAATCTTTTCCTAAAGCTGCTAACATATCACCAAGACCAGTGATGCCTACTCCAGTTCTACGACCTTCTTCTCCAATATTATAAATATTTTGCCAAAGTTCTCTTTCTGAACCTGTAGTTGCAGCAATTATTTTATTAACTGCTTCTAATTCTAAATCAACTAGAATGTCTCCTATAATTTGGGCTTCATAAAATACTTTATAAGCCTTATCAAGGTCTATACTAGCATTAGATTTAAATTGATTTTTCACCAAATTAAATAAATTGGATGCAATTAATCTGCAGGAATCAAATGCACTAAGAGGGATCTCTCCGCAAGGATTTGTAGATATAGCTCTAAATTTAGGATATACACTTGCAGGGTCATTATCAATTATATTGTCCCAAAATAATATACCAGGTTCTGCAGAAGTCCAAGCACAATGAATTATAGATTCCCATAATTCCTTTGCTCTTATCTTTTTAAAATATACTTTAATTGGCTCTTGACTAAGATCAGAACTAGTATAAAATAAACTTTCTACTAATTTATTATAGTCGAGATCTTCTGCCTTCATCAACTTACTTTTATCAAAATCACAAGGCCATCTTAAGATATAATCTTCATCATTTCTAGCAGCTTCCATAAATTCTCCATTGAGTCTTACAGAAATATTAGC